AGAGCCGGCCGATCAGTGACGCGACGATCCTGTCGGTCTACATCGACCGGAAGGCTCGAGGGATCAAGTAGTGGCGGGCAACGAATACGACGACCTGGTCGAGCAGGTCGCGCAAACGCCGGCGCCGACGCCGATCAATCCTTACGACCAGGTGCTCGAGTCGCAGGACGTCGAGCAGCAGCACAAGCTGCGGACGTCCCTGACGCAGCAGGCCGACCAGTCGCCGGACGCGGCGGCCGAGGCGACCAAGCTCGCGCAGCGGACCGGGCTGCCGCTCGACGTCGTCCAGCGCAATCTGCCGGACATGCAGAAGCGCGCGAAGATCGTCGACACACCCTACCGGCAAATGCTGCAAGACACGCCGGCGCTCGCGACCTGGGCCGCGGAGCCGGCGCACGCGGCGGTCAGTCACGACGACATGGAGCAGCTCGGCGCGCTCGACTGGCTGGTCTCGATGCCGAGCCGGGCGATCAGCCAGTCGCTCAACGAGCAAGCGTATGGCGCGCTCCGGACGAAATCGATCTTTCAACCGCTGACGCAGGCCGAGCAGGACCAGATGGCGAGCTACAAGCTGCATGCCCAAATGGGCGGCGAGCTGGGCTCGGGCGATTCGTGGTTCAAGGGCGCGCTAACCAAGTCGATGAAGCTGTTGACGACCCTGATCGCCCCGCAGGCGATCCCGACCGTCGCCGGCGGCGCGGCTGGGGCGGTCGTCGGCGGCGTCGGCGGCTTCGCAGTCGGCGGGCCGGCCGGCGTCATCCCTGGCGCGCTGGCGGTCGGCAAGCTCGGCGCGGAAGCCGGCTACACGTTCGGGCTCGGACAAAGCGCGTTCCAAGTCGCGGCCGGTTCGGCGCTCGACGAGTTCAGCGAGACGACGGACGCCTACGGGCGGAAGCTCGACCCGGAGGTCGCGAAGGCGCTCGCCGTGACGGCCGGCGCGGTCAACGCTGGGCTCATGGTGTTCGGCGGCAAGGTCATCGCGGCCGGCATGCACGAAGGCGGGCAGCAGATCGCGAGCCGGCTGACGCAGAACGCGATCAAGGAAGCGATCCGACAGCCGTCCGTCGTCGCAGCGATCGGCCAGATGATGAAGTCCTACGGCACGACGCTGACCGAGGGAACCGCGCTGATGGTCGCCATGAAGGCCGGCGACATCCTCACGCACGCGATCGCGCAGTCGTCGGGCGAGCGCTCGCCGGTCGCCGGCCAGCTCACGCCGGGCAACATCGACCTGTTCAAGCAGCCGGCGGTCAAGAACGCGGACGGCTCGATCTCGACCGTCGACAGTTTCAGCGTCAACGTCGACGGCAAGGAGGTTCTGCTCCCTACTGTCATGCCGGACGGCCGGCATCTCGACCAGGCCGCGGCGCTCGAGGAGTTCAAGCAGACCGGCCGGAACCTCGGGACGTTCGACAGCCCGCAGGCGGCCGACGCTTTCGCGCAGCAGCTCCATGAGGACTACGCGGCCGGCAAGTATTCGCAGCCGACCATCGGCGCGCAGCTCCTGGGCGCAGCCGCGGAAGGCGTCCAGTCGTTCGCGCTGATCGGCCTGGGCGGTCCGGCGATGGGGCTCGCGCGCAACGTCCGCAAGGCGCAGCAGGCGCAGCGCGGCGTGCAGTTCTTCCAAGCGCTCGGCGAGGGCGTCGAGCAGAGCAAGACGCACAAGCGGCTGCCGGAAGGGATGCAGTCGTTCATCGAGCACGCGACCAAGGACGGGCCGGTCGAAAAGGTCTACGCCCCGATCGATACGTGGACGAAATACTGGCAGGACCGGGACGTCGACCCCGCGGCGATGGCGACCGAGCTGACCGGCCGGGCGGACGCCTACGAGCAGGCGCGCAAGACCGGCGAGGATCTGGCGATCCCGACCGCGCGCTACGCGACCAAGCTCGCAGCGACGGAGCACAATGCTTTCTTCGCGCAGGAGCTGCGGCTCGGACCGGACGAACAGAACGGCCGGGAGTCGGCGGCGCTCATCGAGCAGATCCGGAAGTCCGCCGGCACCGAGACGAAGCCGGAGGAGTCGCCGATCCGGACGGCGCTGCTCGAGCAGCTCACCAAGGCCGGCTATCCGCAGGCGACGGCCGAGCAGATGGCCGACCTGTTCAGCTCAGCGACCGGCGAGGGCGTATTCGGCGAGGGCGTCGCGGAGCGCGGCGGCGAGCTGGGCCGCGGCGGCGAGGACATCAGCAAGTTCTACGAGCGCTACGGGCTGAAGGTCAGCCGTCCGGAAATTGAGACACCTGGCGGAATCTCGAAACCGGACGGGACGCCGCCGGCGCCTGGCGAGGCTGGCGGGCCTGTGGCGATCGGCGAGGCGGCCGTAGGGGAGGGGCTCCCGCTCGGCGAGGCGCCTGTAGACCGTCCTGAGCCTGCAGGGGCTCCGGCCGAGGTTCAACGGGCTGCCGCCGACCTGAGCGGGCCGGCCGGCGCCGTGCACGACGTGCTGGTCGACCCGGCGATCGCGGCAGCCGAGGCCGCGCTGCGGTCAGAAGCCCTACCGGCCGGCACCAAGGACCGGCTCCGCGAGCAGGGGCTGACGCCGGAGCAGATAGACGGCATGACGCCGGCCGAAGCCGCGGACGCACTCAAGGGCAAGGTCGCAGTCGGCAAGCAGATCCCGGGCGCGCGGCCGGTCAGCGACTACTCGCCGGCGGACCTGGCGAACGAGGCGACGCGCGTCCGCGAGATGGCGTCGGCGCGGCGGCTCGAGAAGGGACCGCGCGAGCGAGTTCTTGACAGAAAGTCAGACGCGGAACAGAATCCGGAGAACTACCTCAATGCCGAAGCTCGGAAGCCTGCCCCCGCTGAAGAAGGGCAACGACCTGCAGACCTTGCGGGACAACAGCCTGGCGCTGATGTCCGCGGGGATGGAGAAGGGCGAGGCGATGGCGACGTCGCTCAACCTGGCAGGACTACGCCCCGCGGCATCCCCGAAATCGACGAAGTCTTTAGGCGCGAAGACAAAGAAGCCACAACCGCCCGACTGACCCCGGAGGTCGAGCGCAATTTGCGCTGGATCCTCGAGGAGCTGGTCAACTTCCCATTCATCGAGGCGAGTTGGCACTGGCTCACCGATGAGAACGCGGCGAGGGGCAAGAGCGGCAACGCCGCCGGCGGCAACGCGAACAAGACGCCGGCGATGGGCGGCGCTCCGGTCTTCAACGACGTCATCGGCTACAGCCCGGTCAACGAGCGCACGGTCAAGGGCGAGAAGGTTCCAGCGCGCGACGTCCACGGCTCAAGGAACGACGTCCGCGGCGCGATCGAGAAGCTGCTCGAGACGGGCCACGTCACAAGCAATCTGATGGAGGGCGCGCTCCGCGTCGCCGAGAACCGCAACGCCGGCAACTGGCGCGATCTGGAACGGCCGATGATCCCGCCACCGTGGGGCGAGCCGGTAACGCGCGAGTTCACGGACGCGCTCGCCGACGCGATCGACCAGGCCGACAAGCCGGGCGACATGAAAGCCGAGGCCGGCATCGAGCAGGACAGTCTCGAGACGGCCGAAGGCGATACGTCGTTCGACATCACCGAGTTCAGCCAGTCGCTGTTTGACGCGCTCGAGGATCCGGACCCGACCAAGGAGGAGTTAACCAAGGTCGACCGGCTCGAGACGGGCGAGCTGCAGCCGCGGCTGCCGGTTGCCGGCGACGTGCGCGAGCAGAACGTCCAGACGCCGGCGTTCGAGGCGCCGTTCTCCCTGACGTCGGAAGTGTCGACGCAGAAGGGCAAGCAGACCACGCTGTTTCAAGAGCCGGCGCCGGTCACACAGGCGTCGCTCGACCAATTCGCGGAGCAGGTCAAGGCCGGGCACGGGACCGACGTCGACCGCTTCCAGCTCGCGCTGAACCGCAACGGCGACATCGCGCTCGAGTGGATCATCATCGACCGCGGCGCGCAGCGGGCCGGCGTCGGCTCGGACGTCATGCGGCAGCTCACGCGCTACGCGGACGCGAACGGCCGGCGGATCCTGCTCTCGCCGGCGGAAGACGCCGGCAGCACGCGATCGCGCCTGGTCAATTTTTACAAGCGCTTCGGGTTCGTCGAGAACAAGGGACGCGATCGCGACTTCAGCACACGTGCCGGCATGTATCGCGATCCCAACGCCGGCGGCAACCTGGGACAGCCACTATTCCACGGCTCCCCGCACGATTTCGAGCGGTTCAGCCTCGAGCACGTCGGCACCGGCGAGGGCGCGGCGAGCTACGGACACGGTCTCTATTTCGCTGAAAATCCGGCAGTCGCGGCCAACTACCACGATCAACTGAGCGAGGGGCGCGACGTCGTCTCGCTGAAGCTGGGCAAGATGAAGCTCCGCGCGCCGGAGCTGGACTACACCAAGAACGCGCACATCAACGACGTCGAGAACATTCGCGCGGCGATCGCTGAGGATCTGCTCGCGAGTCCGCTCGACATGAACGCAGCCGGCGAGGGCGGATTTAGGGATCACGTCCTGGCGATGGTCGACCAGCGGATCGCCGACTACGAAAAGGAGTATCCGGAGGGCGTCGCGGCGGCGAAGAAACTCCGCGCCGAGCTGGAAAAGCCTGGCGCGCTGGCGGTCGAGTTCACGAAGACGACCGGCGGCGTCTACCAGGTCGACATCCCTGACGCGCATATCGACAAGATGCTCGATTGGGACGCGCCGCTCGATGAGCAGCCGGCGGCCGTGCAGCAGCTCGCCAAGGATCTGAAGCTGTCGCCGGCGCTGATTGGGCTCGAGCACGTCGAGGACGGTTGGCAGATCACCTATGACGGTCAGCCGGTCGGCGTGCCATACAACCGCGAGCAGGACGCCCGATCGCGCATGCGCTCAGGCTTCCGGCTCGATAGCGGCGATTCAGTCGTCGGCGCCACCGGCGAGGGCGTCTACCATGCGCTGACCGCGGCGCTCGAGGCGAAGCGAACAAAGAAACTCGTCGCCGAGCGGACCGCGCTCGAGGCGAAGCACTTTCGAGAAGGCCAATACAGCGGAGCGTCGCGCGAGTCGATCATGCGCGGCACGTCGGACTGGACACGCTGGAACGCGATTGATCTCGAGTTGGAGACGATCAACCGCGGCGCGGCGAAAGAGGCGAGCGACAAGCTGGCCGCGGCCGGCGTCCCTGGCTTGCGGTATCTCGACCAGGGCTCGAGGGACACCGGCGAGGGAACACGCAATGTCGTCGTCTTCGACGACTCGATCGTCACACTGACGCACAAGGACGGGAAGCCGTTCACGCCGGCGGAGCGGAAAGAGTTTTTCCAAGGCGGCGGCGGGCCGGAGGAGGGCGCGACGCCGGAGCAACGTCGCGGCGCGATCCGCTTCGGACCGGATCGGCAGTTCTCGATCGACCTGCTCGAGAAGGCCGATCTGTCGACGTTCCTCCATGAGTCGGGCCATTTCTTCCTCGAGGTGTTCGGCGACATCGCGGACAACCTGATGGCGGCCGACCCGGAGACGCTGACCGACCAGCAAAAGCATGTGCTCAGCGACTACGGCGTGCTCCTGCAGCACCTGGGCGTCGAGAACCGCGGCGAGATCGGCACACCGCAGCATGAGCAGTTCGCGCGATCGTTCGAGGCGTATCTCATGGAGGGCAAGGCGCCGAGCCTCTCCATGCGGACCCCGTTCGCGCGCTTCCGCGCCTGGCTGACCGGCATCTATCGATCGTTGAAGAACCTCAACGTCCGGCTGACACCTGAAGTCACCGGCGTCATGGATCGGCTGCTCGCGAGCGACCAGGCGATCAAGGACGCGGAAGCGCAGCGCGGCGTCGAGCCGATGTTCTCGACCGCGGAGTCGGCCGGCATGGAGCCGAGCGAGTTCGCACTCTACGCGCGCACGATCGCGGACGCATCGAAGGAAGCGCGCGAGACGCTCGACCGCAAGCTGCTCGCCGAAGTGCATCGCGAGCAACAGGCCGAATGGAAGGCACGGCGCGGCGAGGTCAAGCTCGAGGTCGCCGACCAGGTGCAGCGCCGGCCGGAGTATCAGGCGATCAGCGCCATGCTCGACGGCACGAATCCGGACGGCTCGCCATTGGTCGAGGGGCTGACGACGCCCCCGCTGAAGCTCGATCGCAAGCTGCTCGAGGAGATGTTCGGCAAGGACCGCGTCAAGCGGCTGCCTCGAGGCATCATCGCGGCCGGCGAGGGCGTCAACCCCGACCTGGTCGCAAGCATGTATGGCTACTCGAGCGCCGACGCAATGCTGACCGCGGTCGAGAAGGCTCCGCCGATGCGCGACGTCATCGAGCAGCAGACGAAGCGGCGCATGATCGAGGAGCACGGCTCGATCCTGTTGGATGGCACGCTGCCGGCGGAAGCACAGGCGAGCGTCGCGAACGAGACGCGCGACGCCGTCATCCGTGCGGAGATGCGCGCGCTGGGCCGGAAGCGGCGCGAGGTCGACCCGTTCGTCAAGGCGGAGCGCGCGAAGGGACGCGACGCGCTGGCGGCCGAGAAGGCGGAACGCGACTACGAGCGGCGATGGTTCGAGGCGGAGGCGAAGCTCCGGATCGCGATCGCCGAAGGACACAAGCAGGTCGAGATCGACGCGCTGACGACCGAGGTCCGGCAGCTCAAGGCGCAAGCGCGCGGCGGCGCGGCGGTCATTCGCGCGGCGATCCCTGACGCGGACACCGTCAAGGCCGCGGCGCTCGAGCGCGTCGCCGGGACCAAGGTCCGCGATCTCAATCCGGCGGCGTTCTGGTCTGCCTCGAGGCGAGCCGGCACGCAGGCGCTCGAGAAGGCGGCGCGGCAAGACTTCGACGGCGCGATCACGGCCAAGTCGCAGGAGCTGATCAACCTGGCGATCTACCGCGAGATGGAGCGCGCGAAGTCGGACGCGGACGCACGCGCGCGCTACGCGCAGGGGCTGACCAGCAAGGCGGCGCGCGAGCGGCTGGGCAAGGCCGGCGGTTCGTATCTCGACCAGGTCGACGGCGTGCTCGACCGCTACGAGTTCGCGCGCGTCTCGCAGAAGGCGCTCGACCGGCGGGCTCGGATCAAGGATTGGGTCGATGGGCTGCACGCGCAGGGGCTGCCGGTTGAGGGGCTGACGCAGGAGCTGCTCGACGACAGCCGGCGGATCAACTGGAAGGAGACGACCGTCGCCGAGCTGACCGGCGTCACAGACGGGCTCAAGCAGATCGAGCACCTGGCGCGGCTCAAGAATCGGCTACTCAAGGCGGCCGACAAACGCGAGTTCGAGGCCGTGCGCGACGGCGTCGCCGATGGGATCCGCGCCAACCTGAAGGAACGGCCGAAGCTGCTCGAGGTCAGGCCGGCCGACCAGGCGAAGCGAATCGCCGGCGACTACTTCGCGTCGCATCGGAAACTCGCGAGCCTGGCGCAGATGATGGACGGCCACGTCGACGGCGGTCCCATGTGGGAGGCGTTCATCCGGCCGATCAACGAAGCCGGGCACCTCGAGGAGACGCGGCGGGCAGAAGCCGGCGGCGCCTACATGAAGATCCTCGACGAGCACTACCCTGGTCGAGAGATCCTCCGGCTGAACGAGAAGCTGCACATCCCCGCGATTGACGGCAGCCTGAGCCTCGAGGGCCGCCTGGCCGTCGCGCAGCTCTGGGGCTCCGAGACCGGGCGCGAGCGGCTGACTAACGATCCGTATCGGAAATGGAACGAGCAGCAAGTCCTGGCGATCCTCGACACGCTCGACAAACGCGATTGGGATTTCGTCGCGGCGCACTGGCAGAACCTCGATAGCTTCTGGTCAGAGATTGCGGCGAAGCAGGAGCGCGTCACGGGCCTGGCGCCGGAGAAGGTCGACCCGCTGCCGGTCCAAACGAAGTTTGGCGAGTATCCCGGCGGCTACTCTCCGCTCGCCTACGATGGCCGCTTCAGCGTCCGCGCCGGCCAGAACGAGGCGGCGTCGCAGGCGAAGCTGACCAGCTACTCGCCCTATGTGCAGAACACGACCAAGCGCGGATTCGTCGAGCAGCGCGTCAAGCACGTCGGGCTGCCGGTCCGGCTCGAGCTGTCGGTCGGCTTTCAGCACATCGACGAAGTCATCCACGATCTGACCCATCACGAAATGCTGATCGACGTCACGCGGCTGCTCCGCGATCCGAAGGTCTCGAGCGCGATGATGGAGACGGCCGGCGACATCGTCTACCAGCAATTCACGCGCGGGATTCAGGACATCGCGATCGGCTCGACGCCGGCCGCGCGCAACGTCGGCGAGAAGGCGGCGAATTTCCTCCGGTCGCGGACGCAGCTCGCGCTGCTCGGGCTCAACCTCTGGACCGGGCTGCAGCAGCCGCTCGGCGTCTTCAACGGTATGGACCGCGTCGGCGTCAAGTGGGTCGCGAAGGGCATGGGGCGCTGGCTGCGGGACGCGGCGAGCATGGAGAAGACGACCACATGGATCGCCGAGGTCTCGCCGATGATGCGCGAGCGCGTCACGTCGGGCACGCAGGATCTGCACGACTTGCGCGCGGCGTTCAACAAGCCGGGCGGTTGGTTCGACAAAATGGTCCGGACGGTCAGCAACGACAAGCTGACGCAGCAGGCGATCGTCGACGGCTACCTCTGGCACATCGGGATCGCGCAGCGCGTCGCCGACGTCCCGACCTGGCTCGGCGGCTATGAGAAGGCGATGGCGGCGCCGATGGAGAGCCGGAGCGCGGCGGAGCATGAGAGCCGGGCGATCGCGCTGGCCGACCAGGCGGTCCTCGACTCGCAGGGCGGCGGGCAGGTCAAAGACCTGGCGCAGATCCAACGCGGCGGACCCTACGCCCGGCTGTTCATGACGTTCTACAGCTACGGCAACACGGTCCTCAACGCGACGGCGCGCAACGTCGAGCGGACCAACTTCCGATCGCCGGCGTCCGTCATGACCTTTCTCGGGCACATGAGTCTGCTCTACGTCCTGCCGGCGCTCGGAACGGCGACGCTCGCGTGTGGGTTCGGCAAGAAGCCGTGCAAGGATGCCGGCGACTTTCTGGCGACGGCCGGCGGCGAGATGCTGTCGACCAGCATGAACACGATGGTCTACGTTCGCGAGCTGGCCGGCGCGGCGGCGATCGCGACCGGCGGCGACGCCGGCGCGCGCGGCTACGGCGGACCGGCGGCGCTCCGGCCGTTCGAGTGGGCTCGGCAGCTCTCCCAGCAAGTCAACCAGAAGAAGGCCGACGAGGGGCTTTGGCACGCGGCGAACAATGTCGCCGGCTTCCTGTTCAAGTATCCGGCGGCGCAAGTGCAGCGCACGATCGACGGTTACATCGCACTCTCAGAAGGACGGACATCCAACCCGGGCGCGCTCCTAGTCGGACCGCCCCCGAAGAACAAAAAATGATTCGGCATGGAAGACGCAAGCGAAACCCTGGGACCGGCGACAATGACCAATGAGGAGCTAACGGAGCGCGTCATCCGGCTCGAGGAGTGCCAGCGCAAGATCATCGAGCACCGAGGCATCCTCGACAGCCTGGCGTCGCAGCTCGAGCAAGGCATCCGACCGCGGATCCACAATCTGAACGACGAGCTGCAGCTCCACCGGCTTTCGATCAAGGAGCACGACATAGTGCTAGGTATGCTCAAAACCGACATTGCGCTGATGCGCGCGACCGCGGCGACCAGGGAGCAACTCGAGACCGGGCTCAAGTCGGTCGGCGAGAAGATCGAGAACGTCCACACGCAGACCGATCTCAAGCTGGACGCGATCAAGGAGACGCTCGACCCGCTGAAGCGCGGGATCTATTGGGTCGTTACGGTCATCGTCGGCGCCGTGATCCTGGCCGTCATCGGCCTGGCGCTGCGAGGCGGCAAGCCATGACGGACGCGATCGCGATTGCCTTGATCGGCGGGACGCCGTTGACGATTGCCTCGATCGGCGTGCTCTACGTCCAGCTCACCACGCGCGGCAAGGTCGAGACGATTCAGGGCCACGTCAACAGCGAGCGGACCCAGCTACTCGGCGAGGTCAGCTCGCTCCGCATCGAGAACGCGCTCCTACGAGAGATCATCCTCGACAAGACGGCGACCGCGGCGCTTCTGGCGCAAGCCGTCGCGACCCGGGCGCATGCGGTCCGCTCGACGGATGGCCCGGCGGCCGTCGTCGTCGTCCAGCCTGGGACCACGCCGGCGCCGGCGGCGACAGAGCCGTTGATCATCCCCTCGACATCTTGACAAGAAGGCGGCCGGCCGGTAGACTCCCGCACAGAAAGGGACTACCGAATGGCACCTCTCGAGCCGCTAGTCGACACTGAGCGCTGCGAATCGTCCAACCTCTCGACCTACGGCTACTCGCCGGAGCGTCGCACCTTGGCCGTCTCGATGAAGACGGGCGAGCTGTATCAGTATCATGACGTCCCGCCGGCGCTCTGGGCCGCGTTCCAGAAGGCACCAAGCAAGGGCACATTCTACGGCCGCGCGGTCCGCGGCAAGTTCGACGGGATCAAACTCACCGGCCATTGTCCGAAGTGCGGCGCGCTGGGGATCGTCGGCGTCAACTGCGAGGACTGCGGGACCGCGGAGGTCGTCGCGGATCCGATGAAGCCAAAGCGCCGGAGCAAGGCGGACGAGCGCGATCTTGACCTGCAGATCGACCGGATCGCGGAGCACCTTGCACCAGACCCGCGGGACTGAGTAGACTGCCTTGACTTTAGAGCAAGAAGTCGCAAGGCGGAAGGCACGCTATCAGGCTCGCCGGCGCAAGGGGATCTGTATCCAATGCCCGACGCGGACCCTGTTCTCGAGATGCCTGATCCATCGTCTTGATCACAGGAGCAGGAGAGTATCCCGCATGACCAAACCAAGGACCGGATCGCGGGCGCGTATGGGCCGGCCGTCCGTGTTCCAACCCAAAGACGGCGCTCGCGTGCAGGGCGTCCTGACCAAGACCGGCGCTGATCGGTTCGAGGCCGCGCGGCGGAAGCTCGCGAAGCTCGCGCCGCATGTGAAGATCGTCAGCGACGCCGACGTGATCGAATACCTGGCACGCGGCGAGACCATCACCGTCGCCTACATCGCGGCGCACGGACCAGGAGCGTAAACGAAGAAACGCCCGGCAGGCGGCGAAACCTGACCGGGCGTCTCAACAGGAGGAGCTGACGACAGAAGCAGTCAGCATCCTACCAGAAAGCAGACCCATGAAAAAGAAGACGAAGCGGCGCAAGCCGTCGACGGCGCTCGCGCGTCGGCCGCCGGCGGCGCTGCAGCTCGACCCGCAGCTCGGGCCGATCGAGCGCCTGGCGCGCGACAAGAACCTGACCGTCGACAAGCTCGAGCGACTCATCGCAGCGACCGAGCGGATCCAGAAGGCGAAGGCGGAGGCCGCCTACTGGCGCGACTTCGACACGATGAAACCGCATTTGCCGGTCATCACCAAGCGCGGCATCATCAGAGGGAAGGCCGAGGAGAAGGGCAAGAAGGGACCGATTCAATCCCGCTATGCGAAGTTCGAGGACATCCAGACGGCGATCGCGCCGATCCTCCCGCGGTTCGGATTCGTCTACAGCTACCGGACCGAATGGCCGGCGCCGGCCGTGCTCTGCATCGTCTGCCGGCTGAAGCATCGCGAGGGGCATTTCGAGGAGAGCCGCTTTCAGTCGCCGGCGGACGCGAGCGGCGGCAAGAACGCGATCCAAGGGCTCGGCTCCGCCAACAGCTACGGCAAGCGCTACACCATCAAGGATCTGCTCGACCTGCAGGAGCAGGGCGTCGACGACGACGGCAACCTCGCGAGCATCCTCGAGCCAAAGGATCCCAACGTGATCGATGCGGAGACCGTCCCGCCGGCGGGACCGCGGGACGCGCACCATTCCCAGAGCACGGAACCGATCACTGAGCCGCAACGCAAGCGGCTGCTCGGCATCATCAAGAACAGCGGCCGGATCGAGCGCGACGTCCTGATCTGGATCGGCAAGACCTACCACGTCGACAAACTGTCAGCGCTCAGGCGCTGCGACTACGACGCAGCCGTCGCGGCGGTCGAGTCGCCGGCGGAGCTGCCGAAGCCGAAACCAAAAGACCGACAACCAGGAGAGGACGGTTAGCTATGCTCGATCGATTCAAGCCGGAGGACGTCGCGAACATGCTCGCGCTCGAGCAGCAGCTCAAGGTTGTGTTTGACCGAGCGGAGCATCAGAACCTCGAGCCGGCCGTCGCGATCTTCGCGATGATGCGCTTGTCGCGGAGCATGCTCGAGATGTATCCAGACCTGGCGCGGACGGCGCTGCTCTCGGCGATCATGCCGTTTCTCCGCAATGACCAGGTCAACGTGACGGATCTATGGCTGCGGTAGCGTCGGCCGTCTTTCGGTTCGACCAGGTCCGACACGAATACATCGACCCGGGCAGCGGCGAGCAGTATCCGCACATCACGGGCATGCTCGAGGCCGCCGGCCACGTCGACAGCGAATGGTTCACCGAGGACAGCCGGATCCGCGGCTCCGCGGTTCACCGGCTGACCGCGGACTACGACCTGGGCGCACTCGACTTGGAGAGCTGCGTCTCGCGCTACCGCGGCTACCTGCTCGCGCATGCGTTTGCGATGGACGTCATGAAGCCGGAGATCCTCGAGGTCGAGCAGCCGCGCGTGCACGCGGCCATGCACTACGGCGGCCGGCCGGATCGCGTGTGGCGCTACGACGGCCGGCTCGCCATTCCGGAGATCAAGAGCGGCGACTACGAGAAGTCACACCCGATCCAGACGGCGCTGCAGGCGGTCCTGGTCGCGCCGGAGTATGGCATCCCGCCGGAGCTGTTCGAGCGCTACGGCATCTACCTGAAGGCCAACGGCCGCGCGAAGGTCGAGCGGTTCGACGACCGTCGCGACTTCGACGAAGCCATGAGGATCATTAAACGATGCTGCCAATTCTAGGAGTTGGGGCGTTCCTGGCCGGCTGGCTGATCTGGGGCGGCGTCATCGCCTACCGGCTCGCGCGGCACATCAACAAAGGCAAGGTCTCGGACGCCTGGCGGGCCGAGCACAGAGGAAGAAAAGACCAATGACTGAGGGATGGCCGCCACGATGGGAGGGTCCGCAATTCAAACAGGCGCCGGGCTCGGCGAAGGTGAAGCGCGGCAAGAAACGGGAAGCTCGAGCCGACCGGGAGGACGCCAAAAAGATCGAGGTCCGGCTGCGCGATCGCTACTGCCGGTTCCCGCTCTGCGGCTGCAAGCGGTTCCAGCTCACGCTGACCGAGGTCAGCCACAGCAAGCATAAGGGCATGGGCGGCAACCCGGCCGAGGACCGCTCAGACCCGGAGAGTATGGTCCTGCTCTGCGACGCGCGGCACAAGGCGAACAAGTTCAGCGTCGACCGCAAAACGCTGCGCTGGCGCGCGCTGACCAGGTCGGGCAGCGACGGGCCGATCGCCTGGTCGATCGACACGCGCGAGCTGCGGAACATCAAGCGGACGCCGGCGCTGATTCACCTGGCGATCGAGAACCTGCCGGCCGGCCGATGGTTCGAGCTGGCGGTCGAGACCGGGATCCACACCTACGAGCCGACGTCGGCGGAGCAGTCGGCGATCCTTGCCTGGCTCCGCGGAATGGATTACTGATGGACAGCTACGGCGTCGGACACCGCAAGGAAGTCGAGAAGCCGAAGACCAGGAAGCAGCGCAAGACGCAGCTCGCGCGCGAAGCGCTGGCCGCGGCGCTGCAGCTCAGAGAGGCGCGCGACCATCTGCGCGGGCTCACCCTGCAGGGCAGTCCGCTCGAACGGGCGCTCGAGCGCGGCGCCGACCTGCTCGAGCAAATGGCGCGCGAGGACTGGCGCGGCTGACATCTTGACAACAAGTCGCGCCGGCTGTATACTCCGCAACCAGGAGGAGACAGTATGGCAAAGCGACAGAGCAGCAAGGCGACGCCGGCGACCGAGCCGGACATCATCGACGTCGGCGGTCCCGCGGAGGCGATGAGCGAGGATCTGCAGCTCGCGACGACGGCCGGCGAAGCCGTCCGCGAGTTCATGCGCGGCATCCGGCAATTCTTCACGACGGCCGACACGCTCGAGGCGACGGCGCTCGCGCGGCTCACCGAGGCGAAGGCGCTCAAGGCCAAGCCGCCGACGAACGAAGCCGAGGATCTGGCCGTCCAGAAGTTCATCCGGCAGACGTCGGCCGACAACAAGGCGGTTGTCGAGCACTGGAAGATCACGACGACGATCGCGGCGTTCCACAAGCGCATGACCGGCAAGCGGAAGCTCGCGACCGACGCGCTCGACGAAGCGAACAAGATCGGCAACGAGCTGCATAACGCCTACGAGAAGGAGGAGGAGCGCAAGGCCAAGGCCGAGCAGGAGCGGCTGCGGCTCGAGGAGGAGCAGAAGGAAATTGACCGGCGGCAGCGCGAGCAGGACAACCTCGAGGCCGAAGCCATCCGGCGCGAGGAGTCGATGGCCGAGCTGACGCAGCGCGAGCAGACGTTCGTCGAGCTGTATCTGGCGCGCGGCGACGGGCTCAGCGCGGCACGGTCGGCCGGGTTCAAGCTGCCGGCGAAGGACGCGGCGCGGCTGCTCACGCTGAAGAAGATTCAGGACGCGATCGCGGCGAAGCGGTCGGCCGCGGAAATCCGCCGGCAGGCCGAAGCGATCAAGCAGCAGCCGATCGTCGTCGACACGCCGGAAGTCAGGCCGAATGTCGTCAGGGCGGCCGGCAGCTTTCAGAAGAAGACGCCGGCGAGCGCCGAGCTGCTCGACGAGGCCGGACTGATCGAGGCGATTTTCTCCGGCAAATATGGGATCCCGCGGACGATTCTGAAGATCGACCAGGTCGCACTCAACCAGCAGGCGCGCGACCTGGGCGCGCTGATCAACAAGTGGCCGGGCGTCCGGTTCGTCGACGGCGAAAGGAAACTCTACTAATGAAGTTTGGAACAGAGACAGTCGGTAAGCACGCGATCGCGGTCGAGATCGACGGCCGCGGGACGTTCAGCGCTGAGTTCAACGATGAAGACTTCAGCGCGCCAACACACAAGGAGCTGGTCGAGATGCTCCGGAAGGCCGTCCGCAAGGCGAGCAAGGTCAAGCCGGTCGAGGTCACGATACTCGGCCTGGTGCCGAAGACGGTCCGCAAAAGCTGGGACAACGAGCTTTTCATCGACGGCGCCGGCACGATCGACGCGCAGCTCCGCGGCCGGCACTCGCGCAACAGGGTCTATCTGCTCAAGACCGAGAACGGCAGCAAGTTTCAGCTCAGCGAATACGGGCGCAAGGAGAGGCCGATCGTCCGGCGGCTGACCGAGGTCGAGAAGCAGCAGTATCTGACGCTGCTCGAGGCGCAGCGCGTCGCGGCGACGGCGCTCGAGGACTTCATCGGCGAGGTTTCGATCAATCCGGACCAGGCGCTCGCGGCGGCGGCGAAAGCGGGAGGCGAGTAATGGACGACACGCTCCCGACAGACGACTACAGCAAGACGCTTCGCAGCCTGGTCGCGCATCCTGGCGCGGTCGAGCGCGCGAGCACGATCGAGCTGACCGACTTCTACGGCAACCAGGAGACATGGGTCGTCAAGACGGTCCGCGTCGACGGACGCGATACCGTGTTCCTGCAGCGCATCAACGCCGGCGGCGGCTCGCGCTGGGTCTTGCCGGCGGAGATCACCGATGCGATCAGCCGGCAGCGCGACAGCGCGGTCAGCACGATCCGGAAGCGCGCGGCGCGAGCTGGGGCAGCGACCAGACGGGCGGCGAAGAAGTGACAGGGGAAGGGGCGGCCGTCGCCCCAACCCAACGCCCCTACCAGCTCGCAGCGTCGGAAGCGCTCGAGCGGACGTTCTTCGACCTGGGTCAGAACCGGGCGCTGATCAAGAAACCGACCGGGACCGGCAAGACGGTTTGGTTTGCGAACCTGCTCAAGCTGCCGCGGCTCGGCGAGTGGGTCTCGAGCTTCAAGCAGAAGGGCGCGACGCTCCTGGTCATCGCGCATCGGGAGGAGCTGCTCGACCAGGCGGCCGACAAGATCCGGCGGGCCAACCCAAAGCTCATGGTCGACATCGAGCAGGGCGACCGGCATGCGAGCCACTACGCCGACGTCGTCATCGCGTCGATTCAGACGCTATCGGCCGGCAAGGGCGCGGCTCGCTTCCGCCGGCTGAAACGGTTCATGGTGTGGCACACGCCGCGGATCGTCGTCGTCGACGAAGCACACCACGCCGCGGCCAAGAGCTACCGGACGGCGCTCGCGATGCTCGGCTTTCTCCCGAAGGCCGACATCAGCGACCAGGACAACATCGAGGCGGCGACGCATGACGACGTCGTCGAGATGGAGAAGGCGCTCGCCGGCTGGGACGCGATCGCGCCGAAGGACCGGCTGCTCATCGGCGTCACGGCGACGCCTAATCGATCGGACGCGGTCGGCCTGGGCTGTGTGTTCCAGACGATCGCGTTCTCGTATCCGCTCAAGCAGGCGATCAACGACGGCTGGCTGACGCCGATCACGTCCTGGGCGATCGACACCAAGACGTCGCTCGAGGGCGTCCGGACAACGGCCGGCGACTTCAATCAGAAGGAGCTGGCGGAGGCGGTCAACAACGCGGCGCGCAACCAGCAGGCGCTCGCAGCCTGGCGCGAGCACGCGGACGGCATCCCAACGATCGGCTTTACGGTCGACGTCGCGCACGCGCACGAAGTCGCGGCACTGTTCGCGGCGGACGGCGTCAAGGCCGTCGCGCTGAGCGGCGAGACGCCGCGCGAGGACCGGCGGCGCATCCTCCGGCAGTTCGAGGAAGGGACGATCGAAGTCGTTTTCAATTGCATGGTCCTGACCGAAGGGACGGACCTACCGCGGACCGGCTGCATCCTGCATCTCAAGCCGACGAAGTCGCCGACGCTCTACGAGCAAATGACCGGCCGCGGGCTCCGGCCGCATCCCGACGATCCGAAGGGACCGGAGCGGCTCGAGGCGCTCGAGCGCGGCGAGACGTTCATCAAACGCGACTGCATCGTGATCGACCTGGTCGACCTGTCGCGCCGGCATAGCCTGCAGACGGCGCCGGTTCTCTACGGGCTGCCGCCGACGCTGATCGCCAAGGGCGACGACCTGCGACAGATGGAGGAGAAGCTCGAGGAGCTGCTCGCGAAGTATCCCGGCTTCGACGTCAACGAAGCCGGCCGGCTGACGCTCGAGCAGCTCAACGCGAAGGCGAGCCTGATCGACGTCTGGGCGATCCCTGAGCTGGGCGCATTCGGGAAGGGCCGAGCGCTCGATTGGGTCAAGTTCGCGGAGGACAGCTACCAACTTCAATACCCCTGGGCGGACGGCATCGAGACGATCACGGTCATGCGCGACCTGCTCGGCAAGTTCGAGGTGGTCTGTTCGCTGCGGCCGAAGGAAGGGCCGGCCACGGTCCGGCAGCGCACGCTGGCGAACGGCGTGCCGAGCGCTGACGCGGCGGCCGGGCTCGCCGAGGCGTTCGTCCTGCAGGAACGTCGCAGCGTTATGAAGCTCGCCGGCAAGGATGAGGATTGGAAGAAGCGGCCGGCGTCCGAAAAGCAGAAGGGTCTACTGCGCCGGCTTCGCGTCCCGCTGCCGGCCGGGCCGTTGACGATGGGGCAAGCCGGACGGCTGATCGATCTGGCATTCGCACGAAAAGGGAGACGTTGAGATGTGGATTTTGCTGACACCGAGAGAGGTCGAGCTGCTCGAGCGGCGAGTAACCGGCGGCGACAACGCGGCGATCATGCGGACGGTCCAGACCCGGATCGACCGCGTCACGGGCGAGCTGACACTCTCGGACGATGAGATGGAGATGGTCCGCGCCGGCGCTCGAGACTGGCGCGGCGGCTACGAAAAGCAGTTCAAGGCGCTGCTCGCGGCGGCCGACCGGCATACTACATCTGGTAGGTCTTGATCTTTTGGAGCGGACGGAACGAAGAATGTGCAGCCGGCGAGTTGGAAGCTGCCGGCTGCACTGACCGCGTCGTAGCTGAGACTACGAGGCAATCATCGGGCGGCTCGAGACCCGATCTTACCTCATCCCCTCACCCTACAGCGCACCCGACCGACGCGAGTCGGCCGAAGGCCGAGCGGCTGCGACTGCCTGGCCTGGGCGCTCCAACGCTTCCCATATCGCACTGTCACCGGACCCAGCGCAGGCGAGATCCGGCGGTTCCAGCTTCGCGCCGAAAAGCTGACAAACAAATCCGCGGAAGTGCGCTGCTGGACATCTTCGCGCCGCGGTCCCGATCCCGTCGTGCAGGGTGTAGGGTTTGGTTTTTTTCGGGTTTCCTTCAGAGGGAATCGGGAAAAAAAGATGTCCGTCGTTTGTTCACAGGGAGGGGCTAATGGCAGATGAGGCACGGGCGACGCTGGCGAAGCTCGCGAAGCTACACGAAAAATGGTTCGAGCTGGCCGAGCAGATGGCGGCGATCAACGACGAAGTCAAGAACCTGCTCGCCGGCGGACCAGGGATCGGCGAGCTGCTCAAACGGCTGCAGCGGCATTACTCGGAGTGCTGGCAGGTCCGCTACCGCGGCGAGTATGTGTTCGAGTTCAAGAAGGACGTCCCGAATCTGAAGCGGCTGATCAGCAAGCTCGGCGTCGAGGAGGTCGAGCGCCGGATGCTCCGGTATCTGCAGAACGAGGATCCCTACTTCATGAAGGCGCGGCACGGCTTCGGCCTGTTCGTCGCGACCATCAACCAGCACGCCGCGGCCGGCAGCGCGGCGCTCGAGCAAGACCTGCAGGATGAGGTCGACCAGACGGAGAGCCTGCTCCGGCAGCGGCAGCGATGAGCAAGCGCGAGCCGTCCCGCCGGCGGGACCAGGCGCCGGCCGAGCCGCTCGAGGAGCGGACGCTCCCGCACAACCTCGAGGCCGAGCGCGCGGTCCTGGGCGCGATCCTTCTGCACAATGACAGCTACGAGCGGATCGCCAAGACGATCGACCGGGCCGACTTCTACCGCCTGGCGCACCAGGAGATTTTCGAGAGCATCGAGCGGCTGCTCGAGAAGCCGGACGGCGAGGTCGACATGGTCACACTCAAGGAGGATCTGGCAAAGCACGGCGCGCTGGACGATCCAGTCGGCGGGCCGGTCTACCTCTCAGGGCTGATCGACGGCGTCCCGCGGTCGACCAACATCGAGCACTACGCGCGAATCGTGCGCGAGAAGGCGACGCTGCGCCGGCTGATCAAGTCAACTAATCGCACGCTCACGGCCGCCTATGAGGGCGTCGATCCGGTCGGCGTCATCCTGACGGCCGCGGACCGGGCGATCGTCGACCTGCAGCGGAACGCGCTCGGCGGCAACATGCAATCGCTCAAGCACTCGAACACCGCATACTGCGAGCTGCTCGAGGAGCGCATCCGGAACAAGGGCGCCGTCACGGGCCTACCGACAGGGTTCGCGAAGATCGACGCGGCGACGCTCGGCTGGCAGCGCAAGGACTCGATCCTCATCGCGGCGCGGCCGTCGATCGGTAAGACGGCGTTTGTGCTCAACACGGCGTCCGTCATGGCGGAGAGCTACCGGCCGAAGTCGACCGAGCGCTGTCACGTCGCTTTCTTTTCGATGGAGATGCGACGGTCGCAGCTCGAGGACCGGCTGCTCTCGAGCCTCTGCGGCATCCCGTCGACGTTGATCCGGTCCGGCTACATCTTCGGCGACGACCAGAACGCGGCGATCGTCGCCGGCCTGGCGCGCATGCAGAACATGAACCTGCATATCGACGACACGAAGGGCCGGACCGTCTTCGACATCAGAGCGGAGTGTCGCCGGCTGCGCTCCGAGCACGGGCTCGACGCGGTCATCATCGACTACATACAGCTCATGGAGGGCAGCCTCGAGCGCCGCGGCGCGACCCGGAACGAGGAGCTGACCGACATCAGCCGGCGTCTCAATGTGATGTTCGGCGAGCTGGACGTCGCCGGCATCATCCTGAGCCAGCTCTCGAGGCCCAACGAGAACCGGCCGGACCCGCGGCCACAGCTCAAGGATCTGCGGGACAGCGGCGCGCTCGAGCAAGACGGGGATCTGATCTGCTTCCTGCACCGGAGGAACCACAAAGAGCCGGGCCTGACGCACTTCATCATGGAGAAGGCGCGCAACGGGCCAACCGGGACGCTCGCGCTCGACTTTGACCGGGATCTAACCCTGTTCAGGGAATACGAGGGCGAGCCGCCGGTCGAGCCTGCCCCAACGCCGGCCGAAAAGAAGACCCGGCAACGGTCGTTTCTGTCGCAGCGCGCACGATCGTAATTGACTCTCCCCGACTATTTGACAAGAATGAGGGCCGCGTGATCTACATCGGCATCGACCCGGGAGGCAGCGGCGGACTGGCGGCGATCGACGACAGCGGGGTCTGTATCGAAACGCGGACGATGCCGGCCACCGAGCGCGACACGCTCGACACGATCGCCATGCTCGGCTTTCACAAGGGCGACGAAGATCGACGAGCTGCGCTCGAACACGTCTGGTCGATCCCTGGGCAGGGCGGCGCGTTCAAGTTCGGGCTCAACGTCGGCACGCTCCGGACGGCGCTGACCGCGGCGCGCATCCCGTTCGATCTGGTGCTGCCGAAGCGCTGGCAACGGATGCTAGGCGTCAGCTATCCGCCGGGCTCGACCGACACCGAGAAGAAGAACATCACGAAGCGGCGGGCTCAGCAGCTATTCCCGCAGCTCACGATCACGCACGCGATCGCCGACGCGCTACTCCTGGCGGAGTATTGTCGACGGCTCGAGCGCGGCGACCAGGCGGCAACCAGTAGGAGGACAGATGGCAAAGAAGAAGGCAGCGAAAAAGAAGGACAAGCTGGCCGCGCGCAAAGCCGCCGGCGGCTCGAAGAAAGGCAGCGCTCCCGCCAAACCGCGCACGCCGCGGCCACGGCAGCAGGCGCTGATCGAGGACGCGCGGATCAAGCCGCTCGACGATTGCGCCGCGTCGATCGCTGAAGTGCGGGAGGACATGAACAATCTCCGCGGCGAGGAGAAGGGCTTTCTTGCGACAGCTCGCTCGCTGATGCACAAATACGGCAAGACCGTTTACAAGCACGCCGGCGTCGAGATCGTGCTCGTCCCTGGCGACGAAAAGGTCCGCGTCCGGATCCTGAACGACCAAGGCGACGCGAGCAGCTCGGGCGCCGACGACAACGCGGCCGGCGCTCCGCGCGAGGATGCGGTCAGCGGCGATCGCGGCGGCTCTGACGAAGCGGCGGAGGGCTGACCGTGGGGAGGGGGCTAACGAAGATTCGCGCCGACATCCAACCGATCAGAATTGGTCCCTTCACTCTCACGGCGACCGGGCTCGAGGTCGACCCGCGGAGCAAGCCGTCATTCGAGGAGTATGAGAGCGTCGGCGAGTTCATCAAACGCGCGCACGCGGCGAGCGGCTTCTGGCTGGCCGACTGGCTGCGCTACGGCGAGAGCCGCGGCGATTGGGAGGAGCGGCTCTCGCAGGCGGTCGACGCGACCGGGCTCTCCGAGAAGACGCTCCGCAACGTGCGCGCGGTCGGTCGCATCGAGGCATCCCGCCGGCGGGACGATGTCGACTTCAGTCTGCACGAAACCGTCGCCGGCCTGGCGCCGACCGAGCAGACGGACTGGCTCGAGCGCGCGCATGCGAACGGCTGGGACCGGCGCGAGCTGCGGCTCAACATCCGAGCGGCGAAGCGGACGCGCATCATCGACGGACAGGCGATTCTCAAAGGGCAGTATCGCGTGATCTACGCCGATTTCCCCTGGCTCTACGACAACCGGCAACCGAGCGGCTCGAGTTCGCAGGACCATTTCCCGGGCCTGACGATTGAGCAGGGCTGCGAGCTGCCGGTCCGCGCGCACTCGCGGCCGAATAGCGTCTTGTTCTTCTGGGTGACTGCCCCGCTGCTCTACGACCGACCCGGGCCGGCCGACATCATCCACGCCTGGGGATTCGAGCCGAAAAGCCAGATCATCTGGGACAAGGTCGATCACAACGTGGGGAGTTACGTCAGCGTCCGGCATGAGATTCTGGTCATCGCGACCAGGGGCTCCTGTCTACCGGACCGACCAACGCCGATGCAGGACAGCGTCGTCACCGAGAAGCGCCGCGGCGAGCACTCATCGAAGCCGGAGACGTTCCGCAAGATCATCGAGCGCATGTATGACGGTCCCTACCTCGAGCTGTTCGGCCGGCAGCGCGTCGAGGGCTGGGAGGTCTTCGGCAACGATGCCCGGCTCTGGGCTGACCAGGCGGCGGCGTCATGAGGCTCGAGGTTCGATGTTGCTGTCAGCCGCGGAAGCTGCTCGGATGGCTCGACGTGCCTGAAAGGCTCGCCAAGGCTGGCACGGTGATCCGGTTCGTGGTCGACGAGGGACTGCGCGACCAGAACGGCGCCCCGCACTACTCGCAGCTCGCGCTGCCGGTCGAGTGGTATCGATTGAGCTGGGCCGCCAACGCACAGCTCGCGCTGAAATCAGAGGAGACGCCGATCGAGGTGCTCCGCCGGATCGGCGGTTTCACGGAGAATCCAGAATGCCGCTGAAGCAACACGAAGCCGACCAACTGATCGACGTGATCCGCCGGCTGGTCTCAACCGAGCACAAGATCCCCAGCGAGGAGAAGCTCAAGGCGGAGATCGTCGGCGGCCGTCGCGGCGGCAAGGTCGACGCGCAGCGCGAGGCCGGCAAGGCGCTGACGCTCGATCGGCACACGGTCGAGGGCACGGGCTCGGCCGGCGACACAGTGCAGGCGTTCGACGAACCGAAGCTCGAGGAGCTGTATCAGTCGTTCAAGAATCGGCTACTCGAGGAGCTGCCGGTCGACCCGGTCCTGCTCCATCTGCTCAGCGTCCGGCCGGAGATCATCGTCGACGTCGAGCGCAAGGTGATCGAGCTGGACGGATCGACGGACCTGAAGGGGCGCATTGCGCGGCTCATCGCGGCCGGCTTCCTGTCGCAGCATCGGGCGCGCGGCGCGATCGTGAACGAGCTGAAGAAGACCGGCACGGAGCCGGCCGGCAACCGCATGAGCGAGGCGATGGACTGGCTGAAGCGGGCCGGGTTCCTGATCTTCGATGATGATGAATGGATCGCGGCGCCTGGCGTCAAAGTCACCGAGCGCAGCATCGAGGCGTAGACCATGACCAGGCGCAAAGAGATCCCCCGGTGGGCCGTCTGCACCGTCTGCTGCGAGAAGTGGGCACAGAGCAACAGCGGGCTCTGCCGGCGCTGCGACCGCAACCGGGCCGCCGGCCTGGCGGACCATGCGATCGCGCTCGAGGCGGCGCACGCGACGAAAGCCAAGGTCTTGCAGTCGCGGAGCTACGATCCGGACGATCCCATCGAGAGCCGTCCGGTCGTCGAGATCGACGGCGTGCTCTACGTCGTCATGTGGTCGGGCTCGAGCTGCGGCGCGGAAGCGCTCGGCATCCCGCCGGCGGGACTGCGCGGTAGCCTGTCGTTCAATCCCTCAAGGCTCGAGCGCTACAGCTACACTTGACCAACCAAAGGAGAGACAACGCAATGGACACCGAAACGATCAAGAGCGCACTCGACCAGGCCATTCTCGAGAGCGGCGATCGGATGCTGCCGCACTTTCGATTCAGTCACCTACCGGAGAAGCTCGCGACGGCGTCAGCGCGGTTCGCGAGCCTGGCGATCGAGATCATCGGGACGCAGCCGGCGACCGCGGAGCGGACGGTCTGCTTGCGGAAGCTGCTCGAGGCGAAAGACTGCGCGGTTCGCAACCTGCTCGAGAGCTGACGCCCGACTATTTGACAAGAAGTCTGTCGGACGGTATGCTCTGCAACCGGAGGACAGAATGCGGAACACAGAGAACAAGACAGCGCTCGGCGTGGCGATCGCGATGATCCTGACGGGCATCGCGATCCTTTCGTGCGTCGGCTGCAGCGCCGGCGTCGGGCTTCGGATCAACCATGCGCCGCGCTGCGAGGTTCAGACAGTCGTCATGCGCTGGATCGATGGCACCGAGTCTAAGATGGTGCTCAATAGCTGCCGCTACGGCGCGGTCGGTCGCGTGCCGACACCGGACGAGGCGAAATAACAGGGGGCAGCATGGAAGATGCGGGATTGGTCAACGTCTACGTCTGCTCGATCTGCGGCTTCCACACGGTGACGAAGAACCGGGACGCCGGAACCACGCCATTCATGATCGGTTGCAAGAATCCGCGGAAGTGCTCCGGCTTCGCGCAGTCGAGTTTCTACCGCGTCCGACAGACGCTCGATCCGATGTTCCTCTGGATCAAGCCGACCGACGATGAGCTGCAGCGGTTCCTGGCGGACCATGACGCGGCGCAGCAGCAGGCGATCCTCGAGCATGTAAAGTTCGGCGGGCTGCTCGACCTGATGATCAGCACGGGCGAGCCTGGCGGCGAAGTCATGAGCCGGAAGCCGAGCGCTCGAGAGATCGGAATAGCGGCCAATCCACACAGCTACGCCTGTCTCAACTGCCGGCGCGAGTGCTCGCTCGAGGAGGTCGACGAAAGCGGCGGACACTGCCCGACGTGTGGGAATCAGCGACTGATCCCGCTCGGGCCACCTGACTCAGGAGAGGAGCATGGTTTATGAGCGAAGAATTCTATTGGTTGATTCTGCTGTTGCTGCTGGCGATCTGACGTGAACAAGCGACGTCGCTACCTGGCGAAGCGCCGGCGAGCTGCCGCTCGCGCGCGTCGGCTGGAATGGCTGGACCTGGTCGAGCGGCACGGCATCTGCCCGACGTGCGGCAATCATCCAATGAATCCGCTCCCGACGTGTCCGCGCTGCGGCTCCGTCCCGCCGGCGGGACGGCTGACCGGCGCTCGAGCGGACATGGCGAGCTGGATCCGGCGCTACTTCCATGACTGCAGTCCGGCTCCCTGGCAGGTCGCGCTGATGGTCGACATCCTCGCGGGACGCGAGCGGATGCAGCTCGGCGTCGATTGGGCCAACGGTCGCGATCGCTCGCTAGTGCGCTACCAGGACGGCACGGTCGAGGAGCCGGCGCCCGGGCTGACTCCTGAGCAATGGGCCGCGGTCGAGGCTCGCGCACGCGAACGCTCGACTTTCGGCCAAGAACCGGGCTATCCTCTCGTCCGTGGCACGGCGGATCAAAAAGCGGACCAAACAGACAAGTAGCTCCAAACGGCGCAAGCCTGTCACGGCTGCGCCGGCTCCACCGCCGGCCACTCCTGCCCACGTCGATCCCGCTGACAACCTGACGCCGCTCGAGCGGCTGTTCGTGCTCGAGATGCTGGTCGATGAGAACCAGACGCAAGCCTATCGGCGCTCGCATCCCGATTGCCACAGCGATAGCTCGGCCGCGGTCGAGGGGCATCGGCTTGCAAGAAAGCCCAATGTTTCCGCGGCGCTCAGGAGCCAGCGCGCGGCCAACTACAAGCGGCTGCAGGTCTCTGCGGACGAAGCGCTCGCTAACATCAGCCGGAACGCCCGGGCGGACCTGGGCGACGCCTACGACCCAGACACGGGCAAGATGCTGCCGTTCTCGCAGTGGCCGGACGGGCTGCGGCGGAGCGTCAAGAGCCTCAAGATCCTCGACGGCCGACTCGAGGTGCAGCTCAACGATCCCCAGCGAGCCAACGAGCTGATGGCGCAGGCCGGCGGGAAGCTCAAGAACGTGGTCGTTCTCGAGTTCGATCACGCGGCATATCTGGCGGCTGAGCCGCCGAAAGTGGCAAAGGACGGAGAAGCATGATCGACGGAAATGTTAGCGAAAATGCGGAACGCTCACGGGCGGGAGTCCACGGGATCTATTCCGCCGGCGAGCACACGCTCGGCGAGTTCGCGGCCAAACTGCGCGCGACGGCCAACCAGGTGCTCGAGGCACGGGACGACGTCCCGCAGCATCTCCGGATGAAGATCGCCGGCGAGCTGCAGACGGCGGCGACGCTGATCGAGAACATGCGGCCGGCCGCGGCTTGGCTGCGCGAGCAACCGGAGTTTCAGCACAATCCGATTGATCCGCGCGAGTATACTGCCGCGGTCGTCTGCGAGCTGCTCGAGCGCTACGCCCGGCACATCGCGGACCGAGAGAGAGAACCATGCTGAGAGACAAGAACGGCAAGACCATCAGTGTCGGCTCGCGCGTCAAGCTCGCGGACGGTAGCACAGTGAGAGTCCGCGGCACGCTCCTGGCGAGCGGCTCGAGCATCCACAACGCGAGCGAGGTCGAGGTCGTCGAGCACAAGGACGATCACGACAAGGCGGCGGACGGCGACTCGATCATCTGGGGCTCATAACCGACCGGGCGCCGGCTCACATCTCGAGTCGGCGCCAAACCTCAATCTGCGGAAAGGCTCAATGAAAATGCGAAGTGCTCACCGTGTGGCGCTCACGTTCCTGGTCCTGGCAATGTCGGCAACCGTGCAGGCTCAGACGGTCGCGACGCCGAGCAACCGCCTGGCCTGGACCGAGGTCGGGCAGACCGTCGCGCAGGCGAGCAGCGCGACCTACAACAGCTTCCTCGACACGGCGACGACGGGCGTCGCTGTCGCCGGCGTCACATGCGCGGCCGGCACGCCGGCGACGGATGCGGCGTGCTCGAGCAACCTGCCGGTCCTGACGCTGGGGCTGCACTCGCTGACGCTGACGCAGGTCATCAGCGGCGCCGAGTCGGCGAAGTCGGCGGCCGTGACGTTCACATTCGTCGTCGTTGTGCAGCCGACCGCGCTCCGGATTGCGAAGGCGTTCGCGTTCTTCCGCGGCGGCGTGCTCGCGTCTCGAGGTCGACAGGCGCTCGGCAAGTATCAGATCCGCCCCGTTCGGTAAACCAGGAGGAGAGCATGGCGCTGAAGGACAAGCACGGGTTTGACGTGAAGGTCGGCGACAAGGTCCGGACGCCGGACGGCGACGTCGTCGAGATTCAGGGACGCATCGGCGCCGGCAAGCGGCGCGAGTTTCGGATGGCGGACTGTGAGAAGGTCGCGCGGTCGACGCCGGTCGGCGATCTGCCGCCGGCACCAGGCGAGCAACTGTTCGCGTGACACAGGAGGAGAGCGATCGGATCTGGGCGCGGCTGAAGCGCTGGCGCGAGCATCCGATCGAGTTCGTGCGCGAGGAGTTCAAGGTCGAGCCTGATCCCTGGCAGGCCGAAGTGCTGGCGGCGTTCCCGCATCACAACCGGCTGCTCATGAAGGCGTGCAAGGGACCGGGCAAGACGTCGGTGCTCTCCTGGCTCGGCTGGAATTTCATCGCGACCCGGCCGCATGCACGCATCGGCGCGACGTCGATCACCGGCGACAACCTGTCTCAGAACCTGTGGCCGGAGTTCGCGAAGTGGCAGCAGCGCTCCGCGTTCCTCATGGCGACGTTCACCTGGTCGGCGACCCAGATTGTTCACAAGCTGTATCCCGGCACCTGGTGGATCCAAGCGCGCACCTGGCCGAAGAAGGCGGACGCGCAGCAGCAGGCGGACGCGCTCGCCGGGCTGCATGAGGATTACGCCATGTGGCTGCTCGACGAGCTGGGCGGCTATCCACAGGCGATCATGACGACGGCCGAGGCCGTGCTCGCGAGCGGCATCGAGACGAAGGTTGTCGGCTCAGGGAATCCGACACACACAACCGGACCGCTCTATCGAGCCTGCACCACAGACAAGGCCAATTGGTTCATCGTCACGATCACCGGCGACCCAGAGGATCCGAAGCGCTCGACGCGCATCAGCCTCGAGCACGCGCGACAGCAGATCGCGGCTTACGGGCGGGACAACCCTTGGGTCATGGTTAACATCCTGGGGCAATTTCCCCCCTCGAGCATCAACAGCTTGCTCGGCTCGGAGGAGGTCGACCTTGCCATGCGCCGGCATCTCCGGCCGGACGCCTACGAATGGAGCCAGAAGCGGCTCGGCGTCGACGTCGCGCGCTTCGGCGACGACCGCACGGTCATCTTCCCGCGGCAAGGGCTCGCGGCGTTCCGGCCGATCGTCATGCGAAACGCGCGGACGACCGCGATCGCGGCGCGCGTCATGGCGGCCGGCCAACGCTGGGGCGCCGAGCTGACGCTGGTCGACGATACGGGCCATTGGGGGCATGGCGTGATCGACAACCTGATCACGGCCAACTACGCGGCGATCCCGGTCAACTACGCCGGCAAGGCGATCGACCCGCGCTACAAGAACGTCCGCGCGGAAATGTGGATGAAGGGCGCCGAGGCGATCAAGAACGGCGCGGCGCTCCCCAACATCCCCGAAATGGTCGGCGAGCTGACCGAGCCGACGTATACCTTTGTGAATGGCGTCTTCCAGCTCGAGGACAAGGACATGGTCAAGGCGCGCATCGGCCGCTCGCCGGACTACGCGGACGCCTACTTTCAGACTTACGCGCTGCCGGATATGCCGGGCGACATGATGGACCGGCTGGGCGTCCCGCAGCGCGACCGAGCCGCGCGCGACTTCGATCCCTACGCGACCGACGACCGCGGCGTCTACGAGCAGAGCGGACGGGCCGCTCGAGACTTCGACCCGCTCAACTGAAGGAGGACAGCATGGCGAAGAAAGCAGCAGTCAAGGGCGCGCGGCCGGCGAAGCGCAAGGACGAACCGGCGCCGGAGGCGGTCTTTCGCGAGGTCGCGACCCTGACGGTCATCGACTACAACGGGCTCGCGCCGAATCAGCGCGAGGAGCTGCAGCGCTGGCTCACGGAGCGGACAACCGAGCTGCAGGGACCGCTGACCGCGATCCCGAAGCGCTACACGGCGCACTACAAGGTGCCGGCCGGCGGAGATGGGGAATGACCGACGCTGAACGGGCCAAGCTCACGACGATCCAAGCCATGATCGGCGAGCTGCTCGCGACGGCGCCGAGTTATCCGCTGATCACCAACGTCGCCGACTTCGACAAGGCGCTCGCGGAAGCGGCGACCGGCGCGACGCTCCGGCTCTCGAACGGCTTCGCCTACGACAAGCTGCTCGACGTGACGAAGCCGATCAACATCATCGGCGAGACATCAGGGCTCGGCCGCATCGGCATGAAAGACCCGGCGCCGATGTTCGCGGCCGGCGCGCGGCTGCGGAGCGACGACATTACGCTGCTCGGGCTCGAGCTGCGCCATGTGGTGACGACGACTGACATTGTCGGCAACGTCGGCGCGCGCCTGGTCATGGATCGGTGTCGCGTGCTCGGCGACCCGCTGAAGGGCGCCAAGCGCGGCATCGCAGCGAACGGCGCCGGCGCGCAAGCGTTCCGACGCTGCTACGTGGCTGACATCTTCCAGCCGGCGCAGGACACACAAGCGATCTGTGCCTGGGACTGCGAACCAGGGATCACGATCGAGGACTGCTACCTCGAGGCAGCCGGGCAGTCGTTCATGGCGGGCGGCGCGGACAGCTCGAGCGAGGAGCGCTCGCCGAGTCAGATCCGGATCGTCGGCTCGCACCTGACGAAAAATCCGTTGTGGTTCGGGATGAAGCAACAGATCAAGTGCGCGCTCGAGCTGAAGAACGCGACCGAGGTCGAGGTCGACGACTGCATCCTCGAGTATGGCGGCATCAGCCAAGGGCAGGGCGCCTACTTGATCGTTGTGACGCCGCGGAACCAGGGCGGGAAAGCTCCCTGGTCCGCAGTCGGCGACGTCGTCATCTCGGACTGCACCGGCGGCCACGCCGGCGGGATCATGAACGTCCTTGGCTCGGACAACAACGCGCCGAGCGGCATCGTCGAGAACGTGACGCTGCAGCATTCGACGTTCGACAACATCGACCCGAAGGGGATCACGCTCGGCTCTGGCCGGCTGTTCATGTTCGATCGGGCGCCGAAGGGCGTCACGCTGAGCGACATCAAGGTCAGCGGCCAGAACATCGCGGCGCTCGGATACTTCGATGGCGCGATGCCTGTCGGACTGGTCGTCAACAAGATGATCCTGCCGCCGAGCAAATACGGCTGGAAGATCGACGGCGGCGGAGCTGGGCGTAAGGCGCTGCTCGCAGCGATGCCGGACGCGCAGCTCGACGACACGGTCATTTGAGAGGAGTCAGCATGGCAAGCGATCAGATCAACCTGGCGGAAGTGGCGATCATGAACAGCCCGGCCGTCGCGAGCTGGGCGAAGACGGTCGCGATCACGCGGATCCGCTGCACGCCGGCCGGCGGTTTCGAGCTGACGTTCGATCGAGACATTCCGGAGAGCTGGAAATGGCCGAGCAATCCCGCGGTCCCGTCCGACAATTTCCAGTTCACGGTGTGGATCGTGGTGAAGCCGAGCACGGCGCTGGCGATGGCGGCCGGGTTCGTCCAGATGTGGCAAGGCCGGCCGATGGGCGAGCCGGGCCATGCGCTGCCGCCGATCTTCGCGGTCCCGCCGGGCGACCTGGTGCCGGGCTGGCGCAACTGGTGGGGCGATCCGCGCAAGCCGTGGGGTCCGATGTCTGACTACGTCCCGCAGGCCGGAGACGCGATCGGGATGTTCATCACGGCCGGCAACGGTCGGCTCTGCACCGGACTGGACCAGGCGACCGGGCTCTCCGTGCGCGAGCGGAGCAACGTCGTGCTGTTGACGATGCCGGCCGACGACCGCGTCGATAACGTCTACGACGGGACCGGGCCAGTCGATCCGCCCGTGGATCCGCCGGTCGATCCTCCGCCGAGCACGGGCTCAGACCTGAAGGTGCTCACGGCGGCGATCGTGGGGCTGACGAACGACGTCCGCGCGCTCGAGGCGGAAGTCGCCGAGCAGGAGCGCACGATCGATCAGCTGGTCATCACGGTCCAGAATCAAAACGCGCTGCTGGCTACGCTCGCCGGCAAGAAGGCGCCGGCATACGCCGGGACGGTCCGGCTGCTCGGCGTGAACGGGACCGTCAACCTGAATCCCGTTCCATGAGCTTCACGATCCGGAACGCCACGCCGGCCGACGTGCCGGCAATCGAGCGCATGGGGCTGCGGTTCGTCGGCAGCGTCGCCAAGTATGGGACGATCTTCCGCGCGACGCCGCAGTCGATGCAGACGCTGGCCGCGCTGTTCTTCGCACTCGGCGAGGATGCGGCCGTCATCATCCTGGCGGTCAACTCGGACGATCAGCCGTTCGGCATGATCGCGTGTGTCGTCGCGCCGCAGTTGATCGACGGGACGATCTACGCCGACGAAATGGTCTGGTGGGTCGATCCGGAGGCGCGATCGCTCCGCGCTGGGCCGGCTCTGCTGACCGCGGCCGAAGATTGGGCTAGGGGCAAAAACTGTTCCATGTTAAAAATGGTCGCGCCTATCCCGTCAACCGTCGGTAACTTCTACGAGCGACTCGGGTATCAGCCGATCGAAACGGCTTACGCGAAAGGGCTCAAGGCCACATGGATCCCCTCCTCATCATCTTGATCATTCTGATCTTGTTCGGCGCTGGCGGGACTGCCTACGTCGGGCCTGTGCATGGCGTGCTGCCGGCGCTGGTGCTGATCCTGGTCGTCATCCTGGTCGTTCGGCTCGCGCGCGGAGACCGGCTGTAGTGGCGGCCTTCACGACGATGGCGCTGATCGGCCTGGCCGCGGCGAGCGGGATCTACGCCGGCAGCAAGCTCGCGAACAAAGGCGCGAAGAATGACGGCGGCGAGAGTCCGCACGGCTCGATCGGCGGACCAGGGCCAACGCCGCCGACCGCGCCGCCGAGCCTGGCGCTGACCAACAGCGCAGCGACAGCGACGGCCGCCAACGCCGGCACGAAGCAGCGCAAGAAGGCGCTGGCCGCCGGCACACTCACCAACGGTCCCGGCTCGAGTCAGACGCCGGCCAAGGCCAAACTGCAGCCTAAGACGCTGCTCGGCTACTGATGGCGCTCTACAGCGATCCCCGGCTTCGGCGTGTGCGCTACGAGCAGCTCGCCGGCAAGATGATCAGCGACCGGCAAGGCGGCGGCTTCGATGGACACTGGCGCGAGCTGGGCGATTGGACGATGCCGCGGCGGACGCGCTTCTGGACCGGCGAGAAGAATCGGACCGGCGTCGGGTTCAACCGCAACATCATCAATTCGACGGCGCGGTTCAGCGCGCGCACGCTCTCGAGCGGACTGCACGCCGGCCTGACGTCGCCGGCTCGCCCGTGGATGAAGCTGACCACGCACGATCCGCAGCTCGCCAAGCGCAAGAACGTCGCGACCTGGCTGCACGACGTCAGCTCGCGCATGCTGACGCTGTTCGCGACGACCAATCTCTACAACGTCCTGCCCCTGGTCTATCTCGACATGGGGATCTTCGCCACCGCCGGCATGGCGATCGTGCCGGACAAGCGCGACCTGTTCCGCTGTTTCTCCTACCCAATCGGCTCCTTCGCGATCGCGCAAGACGACCGCGGCAAGACGTCGACATTCACGCGGGAATACGAGCTGAGCGTCGAGCAGATCGTCGAGCAGTTCGGCGTGCTCGACAACGGGCGGGACATTGATTGGTCGCGCATCTCGAACCACGTCAAAAGCCTCTGGGACAGCGGCGACTACCAGCAGTCGATCCCCTTGGTGTGGATGGTCAAGCGGAACGAGCAGGCGGACGCGCGCAAGCTCGCGAGCAAATACCTGCCGTTTTCGTCCTGCTATTGGGAGAAGGGCAACGAGGAGCGCATCTTTCTGAAGGAGAGCGGCTACAACAACTTCCCGATCATGGCGCCACGGTGGGACATCACCGGCGAAGACAGCTACGGAACCGACAGCCCGGGCATGATCGCGCTCGGCGACATCAAGCAGTTGCAGATCATGGAGCGGCGCAAAGGGCAGGCGATCGCGAAGTTCGTCGACCCGGCGCTCAAAGGACCGTCGTCGCTCCGGAAGCAGAAGACGAGCCTGTTGCCGGGCGATGTGACCTATGTCGACGTCCGCGAGGGCATGCAGGGGCTCGCGCCGATCCATGAGATCCGGCTCGAGGGCGTCCGCTTCCTCAGCGACGACGCGCACGGCGTCGAGTATCGAATCCAGCGGGCGTTTTACGAGGATCTGTTCCTCATGCTCGCGCGCTCGGACGACGGCCGCGGCCAGCAGCCGGCCACGGCTCGCGAGATCGATGAGCGCCATGAGGAGAAGCTGCTCGCGCTCGGGCCGGTCCTCGAGCGGACGAACGACGAACTACTCGACCCGATCGTCGACCGCACATTCTCGATGATGGTCGCGGCCAACATGATCCCTCCGCCCCCGCAGGAGCTGCAGGGCGTCCGGCTCAAGGTGGAATACATTTCGATTCTGTCGCAGGCGCAGAAGCTGGTCGGCGTCACGGGACAAGATCGGTTCCTGCAGACGACGCTCGGGCTCGCCGAGGTCTATCCGCAGGTCCGGAACAAGGTCAACGTCAACAAGGTCGTCAACAACTACGCCGACATGCTCGGCGTCGACCCGGAAATCGTCTACTCGGACGAACAGGCCGACGCGACCACGCAGCAGCAGGCGCAGGCGGCGCAGGAAGCGCAGGACGCCGAGACGGCGCAGAAGGTCGCCAAGGCCGCGCGCGATGCGTCGCAGGCGCCGGTCACTGGCGACTCAGCGCTGAATGCGATGGTCACGGCCGCCGGCCGCGGCAACCAGATCCCGGCACAAGCGAGCGGCTCGGCGCCCGTGCAAGTGCCGGCAGCATAGGAGGGACGTCATGCGAAGGAAGATCGCGATTCTAGTAGTAGCGGTAATGGTGCTCATCGGATCCCGCGCCGATGCCGTGCTCGCGCCGCGTGTCACCGTCGCGACGACGGCGACGCTGATCTTTACCGCGCCGCTCGCCGGCGTCAGCCGCGTGTTGATCCGGAACCCTGGCGCCGTCTCGGTCTACGTCGGGCCGGCGACCGTGACGACGGCGAATGGCTTCGAGATTGCCGGCGGCGATGCGATGGCGATCAACCTGGGCTACGGCGATACGATCTACGGCATCGTCGCCGCGTCGACTCAGGTCGTTTACACCATCATCGGAGCGAACCCGCAATGAGAAAGTTTCTGCACACGGCGACGTTTGTCGTCACTCTGCTGGCTGGCGCGATGATCTGCCGGCCGGCGGCGCAGGACTACGTCAAGGGCTGGGCCACGATCACCGGCCCATTCAGCGTCAGCGGGACGCTCGCCAGTAATGGATCGTTCGTCGAGGCAGCCGGCGGCGTGATCTTCTGGAACACGCGCGCCGTCATGGAGAGCCAGGCGGACGGGCATTGGAGTATCGAGAACAACGCGCAGACCATCGGCGCTCGGATCAAGGTCGACTCGCTGCCGACTGTCGGCTCTGGCTTCGGCACGTCGCCGGCGGTCATCGCAGGCTCGACACCGTTCGCGGGGTCGGTGAACGTTGGCACTGGCGGCGTCGCGACGTCGGGCGTGATTACCTTCAACGGCACCGCGTTTCCAAGCGCGCCGTTCTGCGTCGCCAGCACCGGCACGGCCAATAACTTCCCGGTGAACGTCACGCCGACCACCACGCAGGTGACGCTCGTCAGCGGCGCGGCCTGGCCGGCGTCGATTCTGGTTAGCTGGATCTGCGTCAGCGCGAAGTAATGGCACTCAACGCCGCCGACCCGCGGCAAGTCAAAGGCGCAGGCCGCCGGCAGCGCGAGCGCGAGGAGCAGCTCCGCGCGAGTGTCGCGGCCGTCATGAGCCTCGAGGCCGGCCGCCTGGTCATGTGGGAATTGCTCGAGCGGGCCGGCGTCTTCCGGTCGGTCTGGTCTCCCAACAGCGAGATCCACTACAAGGCCGGCCGACAGGACTACGGGCATGAGCTGATGGCGACGCTGCTCGAGACCAACGAAGGGCTCTACGAGCTGATGCAGCGCGAGGCACGAGCACGCGATCGAAAGAACGACGTTACGGCCGCGGCGGAGCAAACGCCGCCGGCCGACACTGAGGGAGAGCGGACATGACTGAAGCAGCAGCGGCCGGCAAGGGTTCCACCGGACCCGGCGCAGACGGCAAGACCGGCGATGAGGGCAAGACTGGCGCGAGCGGCACGACGGAGACGCCTGAGCAAAAGGCGGCGGCCGAAGCAGCAGCGACAGCGGCGGCGACCACGGCAGCGACAGCCGCGCAAAAGGTCAAGGACGACAAAGCGGCAGCCGATGCCGAAGCGGCGAAAAAATCGAAGGAGCCGCCGGACAAGTATGAGCTGAAGATCCCCGACGACGCGACCGACTGGCTCGACGCGAACGATCTCAAAGCGATCGAAGGGATCGCCAAGAAAAACAAGTGGACGCAGGAGCAGGCGCAGGGCGCGCTCGAGGAGCACGCCGAAACCCTGGTCGCGCAGTCCAAAGCGTTCCGCGCCGAGATCGAAGCTGATCCGACCTACGGCGGCGACAACCTGGCCGAGACTCAGCGGCTCGCGACGCTGGCGATCGACCGGATCCGCCCGAAGGACACGGACCAGGGTAAAGCGCTCCGGTCGATGCTCGCGAAAACGGGTTACGGAAACAACCTCATGGTCGTCAGCCTGTTGGCGGACATGGGAAAAATGATGGACGAGGATTCGACGCACCTGGTCGCAGGCGCCGGCAAGGGGAAACCGAAAGACCCCGCGGAAGCGCTCTACGGCAAGGAAGCGACGAAGACCTAACGTCTCGGAGGCACACACCATGCGAACGATTGGATTGATCATCGCGGCGACGCTCGGCCTACTGTTCATTGGCCTGGCGATCAGCCACGCCGGCGCACATCAGGCGCTCGGCCAGCTCGCGCACGTCTTCAGGGATCCGCAGTATCAGGTGCCGATCATGTTCGGCATGGCGGCGCTCGGGACGGGCAACCTGACACTGCTCGATTGGGCGAAACGGCTCGACCCGGACGGCAAGACGCCGACGATCGCCGAGCTGCTCAACCAGAAAAACGAGATCCTCGACGATATGCAGTGGCGCGAGGGCAACCTCCCGACCGGGCATCGCGTCACGATCCGGACCGGGCTGCCGGCCGTCGCCTGGCGTCTGCTCAACCAGGGAGTCATCCCCAGCAAGTCGACGACCGCGCAGATCGACGAGCAGACCGGGATGCTCGAGGCATGGTCGGAAGTCGACAAGGATCTGGCGCTGCTCAACGGCAACCTCAATGCGTTCCGGCTCTCCGAGAGCCGCGCGTTTATCGAGGCCATGTCGCAGGAGTTTAGCCGCGTCCTGTTCTACGGCAACGGCGGCGTCAATCCGGAGCAGTTCACCGGCCTGTCGGTCCGCTACGGCGCGAGCGGCGCGGGGAACACGGACAACGTCATCAAGGCCGGCGGCGCCGGCGCCGACAACGCGAGCATCTGGCTTGTGGCCTGGGGCGAGGACACGATCAGCGGCATCTTCCCGAAGGGGAGCAAGGCCGGCCTGATCCATGACGACTTCGGCGAGCAGACGAGCGAGGTCGTCGCCGGGCTGCCGGGCGCGCGCATGCGCGTCTATCAGGAGCGGTTCCAGTGGAAGGGCGGGATCGCGCTGAAGGATTGGCGCTACGTCGTCCGGATCTGCAACATCGACGTTTCCGACCTGAACGCGGCCAACGTCAAGACGTTGATCAACTTCATGGAGCAGGCGATCGAGACCATCCCCGACAACCTGGGCCGGCCGGTCTTCTACATGAACCGCACGATGCGGCGCTTCCTCCGTCGCGAGGCGCGCGAGTCGGTCGGTTCCGGCGGCGGGCTCACCTACGAGAACTACGACGGCAAGCGGATCCTGATGTTCGGCGACGTGCCGATCAAACGCGCCGACACGCTGCTCAATTCGGAGGCGCTGGTCGTCTGATCCTGGGTTCGTCGTTCGGTCCAGCAGCCGCACAGACCGGCCGCCGGAAACCCTTTTTGTAGGAGTCAAGAATCATGTTCATCGACGCACTTCTCAAGGTCTCGAGCGCGCAGGCGATGGGCGCCGGCGCCGTCTCGACCAACTCGATCGACCTGGCGCTCCTGACGCCCGGCCGGCAGGTTGGCACGGGCGAGGCGCTCGGCTTCGGTATCAACGTCGACGTCGCGGCCACCGTCGCAGCGACCGATTTCGAGATCATCAGCGCGACCGACGCGGCGCTGACGGCCGGCATCTTGTCGCACGTCAAGGTCACGATCCCGCTCGCGACGCTGGTCGCGGGCTACCAGCTCTTTCTGCCACTGCCGCAGGGCACGCCGACGCAACGCTACATGGGCATCCGGACGACGACGGCCGGCGGCACCATCACAATCAGCGCCTGGCTGTCGACGCATTCGATGTTCTCCCTGGCGCAGCGCTACTACGCGAAGAACTACGTCGTCTAGCGAGACGGCGGGCTCGAGCGTTCACGCAGGATGTTGACTCGCCGGCTGCCTCGAGGCGGCCGGCGCTTTCCGCAGAGAGAGGTTCAGAGCAATGGCAAAACGCACCGCAACGACTCGGACGTCGACCAGGACCGCACGGCACGCTGCCGCGGCCGGCGACGGGCCGGAGGGGCTCAGCGACGCGCCGGGCACGGTCAGCGACGTCTCGCCGGCCGGCAGCAACAAGGCGCGCGAGGCTGAGGAGAAGGACCGGCAGCGCGCGGCGCACACGACCACGCAGCCGATCCCGCAGGCGGAGAATCCGCCCCGGCAGCCGGAGATGATCCCGGCCAAGCAGGTGCACGCGCAGACGGTCGGCGGTCCGCCGGCGGTCGACCCCGACGAGCTGGGGCAGCCGCGGCGCGATCGCAGCAAGCGGATCCGCGTGCAGGCGACGGCGCTCGGCTACTACGACGACGTCCTCCGTCGCGTCGATGATGTGTTCGACATCTTCGATGAAAAGGAGTTCAGCAAGAAGTGGATGCGTCGCGTCCCGACGACGACCCCGACCGTCGTCACCGGGAGCAACGTCGCGCTCCGCAAGGGCGCGGCGGCGAACGAGCCGACCGAGGGCGATCCGCTCGGCGCCGGCGACTAGCGCGTCTCGATTTCGTTCGTGATCGTGGGGCGTTCGGTCAACCTGGCCGAACGCCCCCTTTGTGCATGAAGGGCTCGAGATGGCAACGACGAACCAATACCTGACCTACGAGATTCACCTCTCGGACCTGGCGCTAGTCACCTCGCTACAGGGCAGCCTGATCGAGCCGGCGCCGGGCATCACGGGCAACGGGATCGGCGCGATCCTGGCGGCGCCGGACGATGCCGCGGTCAAGTATTCGGCGCCGAAGCTCGCGCCGCATGCGGAGTTCGTCGCGCCGTGCATCACCTCGAGCTGGTTCGGGACCGAGCAGCAATTCCCGACCAACGTCGCGACCTTCGATCGGAAGTCTGGCGGTTGGTTCGGCATCTCCTGGCTATTCGGCGATACGACCCATTACCACTGGCGCGGCATTTTCGTCTATGCGCCGGTCGAGGATCCGGTCGGCGGGCCGCCGATCAAGCCGTCGATCACGCCGCGGAGCTTCATCGACGGTTTCGAGTTTCCGCTATTCGGTGAAGGCGGCAGCGGCTCGATGGCGTGTTTCTCGCGCGAAGGCTCCCGGCACGTCGAGGGCTTCGGCCTGGCGCTCCGTTCGCATTCGGTGGCCGCGCGCAATCACCTCTACACGGAGAACGGCGCGGCGCCGAGCAAGAAGGCTTGGGACCGCTTCTACATGCGGCTCCGGACGCTGCCGACCGGCTCGACGACCTTCTGGCGCATTCGCGAGACGGTGCAGGCGAACGTCGGATGTGCGCTCGATATTCTTCCCAGCGGGCAGATCGCGGCCTATTTCGTCCAGAGCAGCGGCAACTACATCCTGCTCGGCACGTGTCCCGGTCCCAACCTGAACGAATGGGTCCGCGTCGACATCCTGAGCGAGTGGACATGGCCGCCTGTCACGCACGAAAACGGGTTCGTCGTCAACATCTACATCAACGGCGCCAACGTCCTGACGGCGACCAGGTTCGATACCGGCAGCACGTCGGGCACTGACGTTGATCGGATTTCCAGCTCCGAGATCGGTAACGGCGTCGCGAACAGCCTGGGGCTGGACGTCGACGACTGGCACGGCTGCAGCGCGCATCCGAGTCTGCTCAGCAACGAGTGGATCAACGGCTCCGGCATCTTCCCGATCTCGCCGACCGGGCTCGACGCCGGCACGACGCCGGCCGTCTGGACCGGCGACTACCGCGCGCTCCTGCAGGATCCGCCGGACGATGGCGGCGCGACCTTCACCGGCGCGACGGCGGCGTCGACGGTCATCGTCAACACGGACGCGCTCGACATCTGCTCGGCGATGCCGGAGACGCTCGGCGCCGTCGCGGTCAACGTGGCGATCAAGGCGACGGGCGTGCAGGCCGGCGCGACGCTGGGGCTGAGCACGGCCGATGCGGACATCCCCTCGAGCGTCGGCGCGATCACGCAGCTCGGCGGCAACTGGATGCAATACCTATGGAAGAAGGGCGGGACGGACGGCGCGAAGCCGACCGGCGCCGTCAATCTGGTGTTCAACCACGGAGCGGCCGGCGCGACGACGATCAAGTGTCTGATGGCGTGCGCGGAAGTGATCGGCGCCTTCGGACCGGAGGACACGAAACTACTCTCGCCCCCGCCGGCGGTCATGCCGCAGCACTTAGGCATGCACAATTCCCCGTATCCGTCGACGCCCTGGGCGCGGCTCACGGCGACGCCGATCCAGCCGGTTTTCATCCGGTCCGGTCTCTACACCGGCAACGGCACCGGGCAGGATCTCAAGTTTCCGGTCCCGATCCATTTCCTCTGGGTCAGACCCATCACGGCACCGAGCGGCGGGACGCGCTGGTATTCGTCGATGCTCGGACCGAAGTCTGGGCTGCTGACAAAGTCGGTTGTCGATCACATGGCGCGCGCGATGATCGATACGTCGTTCGTCGGCGGCGGCGAAACCTACGACGGCTTCCCGGCGCCGCTACCGGCTCCGCCGGCGACGGTCGTCGAGGCGATGGATCTCGCGAACCGGCTCGCCTACGGCTTCCCGAAACATACGGACGAGAGCTACTGGACCGGGCTCGGCTACCTGAGCGATCCGGTCTATTTCTTCGGCCGCATGCTCGGCAACGGCGCGGCCGGTCCCGACATTCCGCCCTACGGGCTCTACGCGACCGTCCCGTCGCGCTGGAACACGGCGCAGCAGCAGACCCTGGTAAAGATCGCCGGCAGCGATCCGCAGAGCAATCAGAACACGATCGTCTACTGCTATTTGGCGTTCGGCGACCCGGGAATGCGGTTCATGGTCAACGGCTGCATCAAGGATCACAAGGTCGCGGCGAACGTCATCACCACGCTCGCGCATCCGACGTTCACCCCGCTCGCCGGGTTCTTCTGGCAAGAAGTGTTTGGCGGCGCGAGCGCTGGCGCCTACTACAAGGGCACGGGCCATGCGCCGGCGACCGTCTCCCCGCTCGGCGCGGCGGAGTCTGCGAACAATGTCACGTTCGGCGCCGGCAGCCTGACATCACAAGCCGGGTTTCATGGGTCGTTCCTCGATATTGCGTTCTCGCTGCTCCGGATGGACGACGGCAGCGGGCAAGCCGGCAAGTCGATTTACATCGGCAAATACACCGGCGACGGTAATGCGTCGCGCTCGATCGCGCTGGTCCCTGGCAGCGGCAAGCGGCCGGTTTGGGCAATGGTCGTTCCGCACAACGCGAATGCGATCTATCGCGATGCCTCGAACACGACCAACGTCTCGCAGCAGGTCAGCGCGGACGCGACGACGGCGACCGGCATCACCGGCGGCGACATCGATCAGATCATGGTCGGGATCACGCTCAACGCCAACGGCGTGATCTACGAAGTGCTGGTATTTCCTGGGTCGGACGTCGCCGGCAACGGCGGTTTCTCGGTCCCGGGCGATTTCTTCCCGGTCCCGCCGGACGCTCCGCCGAATGCGCCACACAGCATCGGCGACCCACAGGAAGCGCCGGATCCGCCGGTCGCCGATCCCTCAGAGCCGCCGGTCGAGCTGCCGGACCCGCTCCCGCCGGCGGGACCGATGCCGTCGTTGACCGACGACCTTGAGGGCGCATGCGAGCCGGAGACGCGCCGCATTTGCAACCTGGCGCTGACGCACATCGGGATCGGCAAGCAGATCAGCAACGTCGCGACCGACCAGACGCGCGAGGCCGTCGCGATCCGCCTGGTCTACAACGACGCGATCCAGCAAACGCTGCGCGATTTCGCTTGGCCGTTCGCGACGCGCTACGTCCAGCTTGCCGTGCTCGACGGCGGCGTCCGGCCAAATAGCGATTGGTTGTTCAAGTATCGGCAGCCGAGCGATTGTCTGTTCGAGCGGCGCCTGGTCGTCTCGCGGACCGACGTCGGCGATCCGGCGCCGTCTCCGTTCCTCTGCTCGAGCGACGACACGGGCGGGCTCATCTTCGCCAACCTCGCCAACGCCGTGCTCGAATACACGGCGCGACCGAAGTGTCCGCACACGCGCGGAGAACCGCTGTTCAGGGAGGCCGCGGCGTGGAAACTCGCCGAGGCGATCGCGCCGGCACTCTCGAGGATGCAGGACGCGGTCGTCGCCTGTCAGAAGGGTTACGCGGAGGCGATGGCAAAGGCGACGCTGGTGCTCCGGCCTGGCATCCCGGGCGAAGTGCCGGCGACGGCGACGATCGACACGTCGGCCGCGGCCAAGCTCGCGAACCTGCAGGTCATCAACCTGGGCCTGATCCGCATCGGCGCGCGGACGATTCGGAACACGACGAGCGACCAGTCGCGCGAGGCGCAAATGGCGCGGACCGTGTTCGAGCAGGAGCTGCGCGCGACGCTGCGGGATTATCCCTGGGCCTTCGCAACGGTGTATGTGACGCCGGCGCTAGTCGGCGGGACGTCGACGGTTGCCGTCAATGGCGACTGGCAATACAGCTACCGACTGCCGGCTGATACTGTGTTCGTCCGGCGCCTGGTGTCTGCCTCGAGGCGGACCTACGAGCGCAATCCGCCGACGTTCAAGGTCGGCCGGGACGCGACCGGGCCGCTCCTGTTCACCGACTGGCAGCACACGACGGACACGCCCCTGGTCGTCGAGTATACGAACCGGCCGGAGGCGACGGTCAGCGTCGCGGATCCGCTGTTCAGGGACGCGCTCGGCTGGCGCCTGGCGTGGACGCTGGCGCCGAGCCTGGCGATGATCATCCCTGAGACGCCGGAGACGGTCGGCCGCGGTCCGGAGGACAACCAGATCCAACGCATCCCGCGGCAGCCGCCGGCGACGGGCCAGCAGCTCCGGCAGCGCGCGGCCGACAACGCGCGGCAGTGTTACTACTTCGCGCTCGCGACAGCGACGACGGCGGCGGCCAATGAGGATCAGCCGGACATCGCGCCGATCGATGCCGACTGGATCAGCGGGCGGGAATAGATGGCAACGCCACAGTCGACATTCCAGCGATCGCTTGCGGCCGGCGAGCTGGCGCCGGCGCTCCACGCGCGAGCCGACCAGGTCAAGTATCTGACCGGGCTCCGGCGCTGCCGCAACTTCCTGGTCCAGCGCGAAGGCGGCGCGACGAACCGCCCCGGGACCAGGTTCGTCGCGCCGTGCATGACGAACGACATTGACGTCATGCTGATGCGCTACGTCTCGGAGAACGTCGGCGAGTCGGTGCTGATCGAAGTCAACGAGACGACGATCCGCTTCTACGTGAACGGCGCGCTGCTCGAGGTCGACAGCGGCACGATCGACCCCTACGGCGGCGGCGTCGACTACGTCGTCGGCGACCTGGTCACAGCCGGCGGCGTCGTTTACTACAGCCTCGAGGTCCAGACCGGCGTCGCCCCGCCGGGCGCAAGCTGGTATGCGTTCACCGGCGAGACGTTCGAGCTGCCGAGTCCGTTCGGCGAGGATCTGCCGCACTGGAACCAAAGCGGCCGGACGATCACCCTGACGCATCGCGACCATGTGCCGTATGAGCTGATCAACGGCGGCGCGCTGACAAGCTGGATCTTCCGGCCGGTCGTCACGGAAACGGCCGGCGTCGCGCCGGTCGGCCTGGTCGTCACGCCGGGCGGCAACACGGGCACGCTGACGATCGCCTACGTGGTGACGTCGGCGACAGCCGACAGCTACGAGGAGAGCATCGCGTCGGGCGTCGTCATCAACTCCGGCATCGGTCTGCCGGATGCAGCAATGCCGGACGTCCTGGCATGGACCGCGGTCCCTGGCGCGGCCGAGTATTACGTCTACATGGATCCGGCCGGCAACGGCATTTTCGGCTACATCGGGACCGCGCAAAGCAACGGCTTCACCAACACGGGGATCTTGCCCGACTTCCTGAGCACGCCCCCGCTCGCGCGTCCGCTGTTCGCGTCGACCGACAACTATCCCGATCGCTCCGGCAACTTCCAGCAGCGCCGGCTGTTCGGCTTCACCAACAACGCGCCTGATGCGATCTTTGGCTCGCGGACCGGCTTCGCGTCCAACTTCGGCATCTCGCAACCGCTGCAAGACGACGATGCGATCACGTTCCGGATCGCCGGCAACAACCACAATCCGATCAAGCATCTCCTGAGCCTGAAGGGATTGATTGCGGCGACCGGCGCCGGCGCCTGGACGATCACCGGCGGCGGTCCCAACCTCCCGCTGACGCCGTCGCAGCTCGAGGCGGACCAGACGACGTATACCGGCTTCGGCGAAGTCCCTCCGGTCCTAGTCGGCAACTCGATCATCTACGTCGAGCACTTGGGCCGGACCGTCTTCGATCTGCAATTCGACCAGCAGGTCGAGGGGCTCGGCGGCAAAGACCTGACGATCTTCGCGTCGCACCTGTTTCGCGCGCACACCATTCGCGAATTGGACTACGCGCAGAATCCCGACAGCGTCGTCTGGTGCTGCCGGGACGATGGCACGCTGCTAGGGCTGACCTACATCCGAGAGCAGGAAGTCCTGGGCTGGCACCGGCACGACAGCGGCGCGAGCTGCCGCTTTGAGCATGTGTGTGTCGTTCCGGAGGCAGACGGCGATACGGTCTACTTCATCACGCGGCGCACGATCAACGGCGGTTTCACCCGGCAGATCGAGCGGTTCGTCTCGCGCGAGATCATCACGTTCGATACGGATGCGTTCTTTGTCGACTGCGGGCTCAGCTACTCCGGCGCTCCGGTCAACAACGTCGCCGGCCTGGGCCACCTCGAGGGCGAGGTCGTCGCGGTCGTCGGCGACGGCGCGGTCATCTTCAACGGCGACGCAACGGCCGCCAACGCCGGCGACTTCACGATCACGGCCGGGACATTCCCGATTGACTTCCCGGCCAGCTATTCAAATATTCACGTCGGCATCCCGATCACGGCGCAGCTCGAGACGCTCGACCTTGACGTGCAGGGCTCGCAGGTCCGCGATCGGCGCAAGCGCGTCGCGGCCGTCACGCTCCTGCTCGAGCGCAGCTCGAGGACATTTAGGGTCGGGCCGGACGTCGGCAACCTGACGCAGCTCTCGCTCGAGCCGTATGAGACCATGACCGACGAATTTACCGGACCCGTCGAGCTGACCGTCGTCTCGCAATTCGACGAGCTCGGTCGCGTCTTCATTCACCACACGGATCCGCTACCGTTGACCGTGCTCGGCATCCTGCCGAGCGTCGAGCTGGGAGGATAGGCGCATGGCGAAGATGGTCAGCATGAAGATCACGGCGGCCGAGCAGAAAAAGCGGAGCGAGCCGACGTCGATGGTCGAGGACCGGCCGCGGTATCCCTGGGGTCTGCAGCTCAATCTCGATACGGACGCGCTCGAGAAGCTCGGAATCGGCGAGGAGCTGCCGGCGGTCGGCGAGTCCTACGTCCTGATCGCGAAGGTCGACGTCACTAGCGTCAGCAGCAACAAGAGCGAAGGCGGCAGCAACCAGAGCGTCGGGCTGCAAATCACCAGCATGTGCCTCGAGGACGGCGACGGCGACACGTCGGCGGCAGCGGCAGCACTCTACGAAGGAGCTAAGTCGTAGTCATGGCTGGGTTCACGCTGATGGCGCTCGCGCTGGTCATGTCCGCGGCCGGGACAGCCTCGCAAGCCTACGGACAATACAAGGCGGGCAAGGCCGGCGAGCGGGCCGGCAACGCGGAAGCCGACATCTCCGAGTCTCAGGCCGACGTCGCCGACTTCAACGCGCACGTCGCCGGGCTGCAGTCGGCCGACGCGCTCGAGCGCGGGACCGAGCAGGAGAACCGCTTTCGTGACCAGGTCCGCGGCATCGTCGGCCGACAGCGGACCGAGTTCGCGGCCGGCAACATCGACACGGGTTTCGGCTCGGCGGTCGACGTGCAGGCGGACGCGGCAACGCTCGGCGAGCTAGACGCGCTGACCATCCGGACCAACGCGGCGCGCGAAGCCTGGGGCTACGACGTCCAGAGCTACAACTACCAGCAGCAGGCGCGCATCGACCGGAAGGCCGCGGCCAACCAGGTGCTCGCCGGCGAGCAGGCGGCCAGCGCCGGCACCTGGGGCGCGGCGTCGACGATCGTCGGCGGGACCGGCTCGCTCCTGCTCGACCGCTACGGCTACAAGAAAGGATCGAAGTAAATGCCGGTCGCTCCGCGGCTCACACGGCAGGTCGACACGATGGCGCTCCCCGGCGCGCGTCTGACGGCCACCGAGAACGAAGCCTCGAGCGGCGCCGACCTGGCGCAAGCCGAGGGACGGAAGGACCAGGCAATCGCCGGGTTCGGCGCGACCGTCGAGCAGATCGGGCTGCACCTGAACAAGCAGCAGATGGCAGCGGCGGCCGAGGAGAAGGACCGGGCGGACCAGGTTGCCGTGCTCAATGCCAGCAACCAGCTCGCGATGTGGGAGAACCAGCGGCTGTATTCCCCGCAGACCGGCGCGCTCGCGCAGCGCGGCCAAGCAGCGTTTGATCTGCCGGAGAAGGTCGGCGACGAATATCAGACCCTGGTGTCATCGGTCGAGGCTGGGCTCGGCAACGACCGGCAGAAAGAGGCGTTTCAGCGCGTCAAGCTGCAGCGCGGCGCGCAGCTCGATCTGACCTTGCGACAGCACGTCTACGGCGAGATGCAGAAGTATGAGGCCGGCGAGCTGCAGGCGTTCGTCGACAACAGCGTCAACGCGGGGATCGCCAACGCGAGCAATCCGCAGCGCGTCGGGCTCGAGCTGGGCAACGCCGAGGACGCGATCCGCATGCACGCGAAGAACCTGGGGATGTCACCCGACCAGGTCCAGCAGCAGATCGAAGGCGTCGCGACGAAGATGCACGTCGGCGTGATCGACAACCTGCTCGCGCAGGACAAGACCAAAGCGGCACAGGTCTACTTTGCTGAGACGAAGGACGAGATCAAGGGCGACGCGCTCGCGCGCGTGCAGAAGGCGGTCGAGGAGGGCGGGCTCCGGAAGCAGGCACAGACCAAGAGCGACGAGATCATCAGCGCCGGCGGGACGATCACGGAGCAGCTCGAGAAGGCGAAAGGGATCGACGACGCGAAGCTGCGGGACGAGGTCGAGCAGCGGCTCGAGCACAACCAGACGGTCAAGGACCGGGCCGAGCGCGAGACGGAGCAGAAGACGCTCAAAGGCGTCTACGACGTGCTCGACCGGACGCACGACGTCACGCGGATCCCGACTAGCGTCTGGGCGAACATGGAGCCTGGCCAGCGGTCGGCCGCGCGCAGCTACGCCGAGCACCTCGCGAAAGGCGTCGGCGTAGAGACCGACTTCCCGACCTACTACGGGCTCATGCAGCAGGCGGCTCGAGACCCGGAGTCGTTCGCGACGACCAACCTGCTCAACTACCGGCACAAGATCGGCGATACCGAGCTGAAGCAGCTTACGGAGATGCAGGGCTCGATCATCAAGGGCGACCGCGCGCAGGCCGACAAGCAGGGGCTCGGCGACTTCCGGACGCATGAGCAACTGGTCAACGACTCGCTCAACCTCTACGGCATCGATCCGAAGGAGGAGGGCAAGAGTTCACCGGAGGGCAAGGCGATCGCGCAGCTTCGCGGCATGCTCGACGCGCGCGTCTCGGCGCTCGCGAACATGACCGGCAAGAAGCCGACGAACGACGACATTCAGAAGACGCTCGATCAGATCCTCTCGACGACGGTCGACTCGCCGGGCTCCTGGTGGAACATCTGGCCGGGCGGCAAGGCGGGACCGTGGGGCACCGACAGCAAGCGGCTGATCGATCTGACGATCGAGGATGTGCCGGCGGCCGACAAGGATCAGATCACGGCGGCGCTCAAGAAAAAGAGCCGGCCGATCAGTGACGCGACGATCCTGTCGGTCTACATCGACCGGAAGGCTCGAGGGATCAAGTAGTGGCGGGCAACGAATACGACGACCTGGTCGAGCAGGTCGCGCAAACGCCGGCGCCG